CGACACTTGTCACCATAGCGACAATCTTGAGTGGCAATCTTCTTTTGAGGAATAGTAGCAACGATATCATGCTTGAATGTACATGCATCCTTGTCACGACATTTGTCACCATAGCGACAATCTTTAGTGGCAATATTCTTTTGAGGAATAGTAGCAACGATATCATGCTTGAATGTACATGCATCCTTGTCACGACACTTGTCACCATAGCGACAATCTTTAGTGGCAATATTCTTTTGAGGAATAGTAGCGGTGCTATCATGCTTGAATGTACATGCGTCCTTGTCACGACACTTATCACCATAGCGACAATCTTGAGTGGCAATCTTCTTTTGACCACCCAATGGAATCAATCCGTTGGGTGTCATGGCTGTGGGTTCTGGTGTAGTCATTTTGATAGTATATGAATACTATATTGTAATAATTATAAATATATGCTTTATGTAAAAAAATTTTCAATTTTTTCAATATATTGACTTTTATGTTTTTTAATTTTATATATGAAAAATATGAAAAATACACTATTTATAGTATTAAATATATGATTATAAATGGATATTAAAAGAAATAGAGAAATTTGTCACTGTACACCTAATTTTGATGTGAGATGTTGTTGTTGGGTAAATGATAAGACATTTGCAAAATGTTCACAGAAGCTTTCAACCACATACTATAGAATAACATGTGAACAAGATTTGTACAATAAAATAGAAGAGGGTGGTATTAATAAAATAAAACAATATATAAAGAAAACATGTAAATTAAATGATGAAGAATGGGGCCATATAATTGAATTATATAATGAAGATGTTGAAACAATGAATAAAGATTAAATTAATTAATTAAAATTAATATATATATATTAATTTTAATTAATTTAATTAGTTTTGAATCCACCAACAGTTGAACTACCAATAGCGAATCCTGCTCCTTGTCTAGCAGCAATTGATACACTTGGTGCATACATATCTAATATAGCGAATACACATGCTGCAGTAAATGCAATCATAGCAACTTCTCTAATATCAATTTTTTCTGCGGGGATATATCTAGCAGCTAATGCGACAGCTCCACCCTCTAACAAATATTTTATTGCTCTTTTAATTATTTCCGAAACATCTAATTCAAATTTAGGTTGTTTATTATCCATATAATAATGTAATATAATATATTTCATATTTGTTTTTTATTAAATTTTATAATATTTTTATGTATAAATGCCCGGAGGCTTAATACAGATAGTTGCATATGGTGCCCAGGATTTATTTTTGACAGGGATACCAGAAATAACCTATTTTAAATATATTTATAAGAGATACACAAATTTTGCGATGGAATTTATTGAGTTGCAGTTTAATGGTGATAAAAATTTTGGTGAAGAGATTTCTTGTCAAATTCCAAAAGATGGAGATTTGTTACGAGATACTGTTATAAAGATAGTAATACCGAGTGTAAAATTAGAGAAATCAACAGTTGATACTAGTTTAATAACAACTGCAAAAGCAGATATGGTAAATGCAGAAACAGATTATATAAATTTAAATAACTTTATAAAATACATTTATGAGAGTATTTATATTGCAAATACAGGACTAAATAATACAAATGAGACATTTACAAATATAAAAACATCGATTACTACATATTTAGATAGTCAAAAGAATTATTTACTTTTAAAAAATAAGGTTAGTAGCAATACTCAAAAAATGTTTGATATAGAAACACATATAACAAACATATCAACTAAATCTATTAATGAAACAGAAAAAAAGACTTTATTAAATACTTTAGTTGGTAGTTACTTAACATTAAGTAAAAATATATCTAATAATTTACAAAATATATACATTAATAAAAAAAATGTTTATGACAACACATTATTAAATAATTATAACTTTTCATGGATTGATAATCTGGGATGGAATATAATATCTCAGGCTGAAATAAATATTGGTGGTAATCCAGTAGATAGACAATATAGTACATGGTTATTTTTATGGAATGAACTATTTGAATCTTCATTTAAAAAAAAAGATATTGAAAAGTTACATTCAAAATCTTCAATTGCTTATACATATGATAAAAATAATAAACCTAGTTTTACTATATATGTTCCTTTAAAATTTTTTTTTAATAGAGATTATGGAGCGGCATTGCCTTTAATATCATTAAGACATCAGGCCGTTATATTAAAATTAAATTTAGAGAAATTAACAAATTTAATTTATACAGATTATTCGAATTCAAATATAATAGATGTAATAAAATTAAGTAATATTACATTATTAGCAAATTATATCTTTTTAGACCAGGATGAAAGAATTAAATTTGCTCAAGCAAATCATGAATATTTAATTGAACAAGTGAATTACCACGATTATACAAAATTAAAAACAAATGAACTAAATATCGAACTAAATATAAGCCATCCTGTAAAATATTATGCTTGGATGATTCAAAAAAAAACAGATATAACAACATATAAATTACATAATAATTACGAATCCGATTTAGTTTATAGTATTGTTGATAATAAACCAATTATAACCACAAAGAAAGATAATCCAGTTGATAGTGCATTATTAGAATTAAATGGAGTAGAACGAACATCATTCCGCGATGGTAATTATTATAATTATTTAACAAGTTATGAATTAGATATAAATACCCCAGCAGATGGTATAAACTTTTATAGTTTTTCTTTATTACCAAAAGAGATTCAGCCATCCGGTACATGTAATTTTTCAAGATTAAACAGAAAAAATCTAAAAATTAAATTAAATAGTACTTTTTTAAATAGATTATCATCTACTGAAAATATGGTAGTTAAATTTGTATATGTAAATTATAATATTTTAAAATTTAATAAAGGACAAGGAAGTCTAGTATTTAATTTTTAATAAAAATATTATCAATACTATTATCGTCATCATCTAATATATCTTCTTCATCTTGATTATCATCGTCTTGATTGTTTTCATCTTCGTTTTCATCTTCGTTTTTTTTAGTTATATTATCAAAAACCATAATGGGAGTATCTATATTATCATCAAAGAATGTATCTTTAGAGTCGTTGTCGTAATCGATGTCATTAAATTCATTTGTTAAATTTACAACATTTGTTTTAAAATGGTAACTATCTTCGAAATTTTCCATGTCAATTTCTAAATCATCTTCAGATATAGCATAACTAGAGGTGGAGTCATGAATCATTTCAATATAATTAAGAGGATCAATATGTGTAAGTATAGAAATTTCATAAAATATTTCATTAATTTGATTATAAAATGTAAAATATAATTTGAACATAGCATTGGTTTTAATATGTAATTGTCTATAATAATTGACACGCTCTAAATATGGTAACTTCCAAAAATCAGCAATGGTTATAATTTGTACTTTTAGAGTTTCTAACATTTTTAATGTAAAGAGTTCAACAATTTTAACAATACGATAAATCATTTCAGTTGTATGAATCTCGCGCGTTAGCTCTAATTTTGCATCAATAATTCTTTTAAAGAAGAATTTGTTATAATTAACTTCAAAAAAAGAATTATAATATAGAAGTATTTCTTCATCAATTATATTTTTAATATTATTGATGTCTTCTTTGGTAATATGATCTTTATTAGAATAAAGATTTAATTTATTAAATTGATTTTTAAAGATTTTAATCATCTGAAAATTTAAAGATATAAAATTTAGTTTAATCTCTTTGTATTTGTCAAATTTTGTAATAAAAGAATTTAATAAATGAAAATTAATATCATTTTTATTTTTAAGTTTATCATAAAATATCTGAAAAGAATCACTGTCAACATTACCTTCAAACCGAGTAATTTTATTTAATATTAATTTAATAATTAATTCTAATCTTAATAAGTTAAAACTATCAAAATTACTATTAATTATTTCTATAAATTTATAAAATTGTATTTTATTCTCCAATAGTTGAAGAATATCTTTATAATTTGTTTTCTCCAAATATTTATTTATATTTATTAATTCCATGGTTTATATGTGAAATAAATAATAATTTTATTTTTAAAACTTAAAAATAAAATGTGTTATGTATTTAAGTTATGACAGGTGGATTATTACAATTAGTTGCATATGGAAATCAGGATGCATTATTAACAATGAATCCTGAATTTACATTTTTTAAATCAGTATATCATCGCCATACAAATTTTTCCAAATTTCCAAATAAAATAATTTTAGAAAAAAAAGCATTATTTGGTACTATAAATAATATAAATATTCCAAAAAATGGAGATTTATTAGATAATATGTATATATCAGTAGATTTGCCCGCTTTAAGTGTAGTTTATGAAAGAGAATTATATGAAGAAATTTATTATCAAATTGGGAATACATCATCTAGTACTCCTATTAAATTTATAACTAAAATGGAATATAATAACTTATATACCAATTTAGATAATTTAATACATTTTATAAATGAAAAACAGTACTATAATGCACTTACACACTTTACAGATAGTAGTTATACCGCTACTAATATGTTAGTAGGAATAATTAATAGTAATAATTTAATAGTATCAAGCTTATCGTTGGCGGCTAGTATAAATATATATTATAATATTACGAAAGAATTAGTAAATAGTTATGAATTAGGTTCGAGTATATTTAATAATTTTAATTATCCAACGACTGTTCAGTTATATAAATCTGAATCAATATTAAAAATTGATTTTAGTAATTTATCAAGTACTAAATATTTTCAGAATTTAGTACTAAATTTATTTTATAATAATAATATTTCTGCATTAATAAACTATCTAAAATATAAAATAGTAAATGTTGTATTAAATACACCTAATAAATTTATTGAAAAGTTATATTATAAAATCTTATATTTTTATACAAATAATAATTATAATCTTCTTTCTTACAATTTATTATCATATAATAGCTTAGTTACACATGGTAATTTATTGGATTTAGATTATTCTATATATGGATCTAATTTAATTGAAATCAATTATGATTCAGAAATAGTTTCAGGTACGAGTAAAGCATCTGATTATGAAGTGATATTTATAATTAGCAGTCAAACTTTCGGATTAAAATCTGTAAAAACAATATTAATAAAGGATAGAAGTATATCAATAACACCAGAAAGTATATTATATAAATTACATACCAATACTTTTGTATTAGCAGATAATTGTTGTTTATCAAATTATTTAAATGTTACAAGTTGGATTGATCCAAAAACAGTTTATACAATAACTACAAAACTATTAAAATCAAATAGCGATGGTGTTTATCAACTTACATTAAATTCTATAGCAAATTTAGAGATCAATCAAATTATATTTGGTTTTAATAATAATACTAGTACGGTTAATGCTACACCAGATTTTGTTTTTTATATTCAAAATATAAATACTACTACTAATGTAATTGAATGTATATTATTTGATAATAAGATGTTTGCAAATAATATTACATATAAAAATCAGAGCACAAATGATTATAATACATATGATATAACATATCTATCGTCGGGGATTACATCATTGTTACCTATATCATCAGATGTATATAAGTCGGATATTTGGCAGAATTATATATTTATAAATAATAGTTCAAATAGTTTAATTATTGGTTTAAATCAAAGTAATTATTATTCTCAATTAATAAAATATAGTAAGACTGTTGTAGAGATACAAAGACAAATTTTAATTAATTATATTAATGCTGTATTCATTAATAATTATTATATTAGTGTTACATTTAATGTAAATCCAACGACTGTAAAAGTTGATGATTATTATGAAACATCGTTGTGGGATAGTTCATATTCTACTTTTATAAATGCATTCTTATATACAGATAATACAAATAAATCAACATTTACAACAGATATTGCAAAAACACCTGAATACATCTATAATAAATTAATTAATAAAATATCGCTATACATGTTATCATCTAATTTATCTACGTACCATACTCCTTATATAAAAAGTAATTTTGGATCAACTATAGTAAAAGCATTTGATACAAATGCTGATTTGTTATCATTAAATAAACAAATAAAATATTTAAATACCAATAGTCCATTTATAACTATATTATTAACACAATCTGAATATTATAATACAGATACCAGCAGTGATTCAGGTATAGCAGTTGCTACCGGTGATATTTTACATTTATATAATAATACTTCTGACACGACAGATAGTACTAATTTAATTGGTATTTTTAAGGTAAAATCTATTGATAGTAATAATTTATATAAAATATATCTAACATATGAATCTTATAATACTAAATATTCTAATTTAGACCTAAGTATTGCTAAAATAGATAGTCTTGTTGATGGAGCATACTTATTTAAAAATACTTTATCTACAAATGTAATTGATTCAACAAGAAGATTAACAATTAGTGGTAATATTTTAGACGAATCAAAATATGATATGACAATAACACAGCCAAATAATATGTATTTTGATTTTTCATCAAATACATCAGGTATATTGACATCTAATCAAATTACAACAAATAAATTTTTTTATATATATGAATCTACTACAAAAACATATAATGTATCGCTTGCTACTTTTATAATTAAACTACATTTGACTTACATATCACCTAATAATAATAATGATGATCCTACTAGAAAATATGTATTTTACATAGATAGTAAAGATGATACTGAATTTTTATTAGATACTGTAAATAAAACATATTTTTGTTTTAGTCAGAATACAGATGATAGCGGGTTTGATAATACAAAAGGTTTTATAATAAATACAGTTACAATAAATGGTCGTTATTTTACACCAAATACATTAAATAGTATTACAACAGTGGATGATAGTAATAAAGGATATAGATATACTAACATTTTATATAATATCTATTGCATGTATTTATATAATGAATTAAAATCATCAACAAATACTGCATATAATAAAATAATATTGGGGCGGCTGTATCTTATATCAAATAAGATTTATCAAGTAATCACATTAAATTCAAACTATTTGGCATCATTGGAAACATTAACACAGACTATTAAATTAACATATTTTGCAGATTTTACTAAAATATTTAATAGTTCTACAATTATAAATGAATTATTTGCAAATTTCCCAACTGCGATAATAATTGCATTAAAAGAATATATGAATGGAAAATATATTGATACAATATTAAATAATGTTGCCACTAGGACGTCATATACATATATAAGTTCAATATTTAGTAAAGTTGTTGGTACATCGGCTACTGCAATAACCATTACAGATGACGACGATGTTATTACTGAAGTTAAAACATATTTTAAATTATTATTAGATCAATTAACCAACACATATTATAGAAATGTAGTTGATATTACCCAATTTAATAATATTACAGATAATAAATTATATTATATTGCAGCAAATGATATTATAACAGATCAGTATATAAATATTATTAATAATATATATTATGATGATTTGATAACAAAACAAAGTAAAAATATAGGTATTTTATTTAATGAACATATAAATGATGCAAATAGTATAACAGATACAGTTATAAGAAATGTAATTGAGGACAAAATATCACTATATGATGCAGTTTATAGTCTTCCAAATTTAAATACATATATTGATAATATTGATATACGTTATAATAAATCGTCTGTATCTACATCGTTTAGTCAACAATTACTTACATATATAACAAATGAGACATTAGTTAATAGTATATCTAATATAGATATTACAGAGGATTTATCAATATCAAATAATACTATTAAAACAAATATATATTCTAGTGTTAATTTAACTGTTGGTAGTAATACAAATTTCGATACTAAAATTAATGAAGTATTTATACAGGATGAAACAAATAAAACAATATATTCATTTTTAAATGAAAATATTACTATTAGTAATCAAATCTATGACTATTTGCATAAATTTATATATACGGTGTCTATCAATCAAATATATAATATTATACCATCATTTTTATCATCTGTGCAAATAAATAAAATAATAGATACAAATAGTATAACATTGGGTATAATTAATACATACTTGTCTTCTATAAGTAAGGGGTCATATGAAAATTTAATATATGCAGAAGATTCGACGAATATATATATTCCAACAGAATATTCAACAGATTTTCAAAATAAATTAAAATATATAAATGGATTGACTACTGCACAAAAAACAACAGAACAGGCAATTTGGACAAAAGAGATATCAGGATTAGTATTAAAAATAAAAGAATATTATTTTACCACAGGTAGTACATATAAATCAATTAAGTCACTTGAAGATAGTATAAATGGAGTTGGTGGATATTTTGCATCAAATGTTGCTCCATATTATAAATTGATTAGGGGATGTGTTGTTTCAGATACGGAATATAGTAGTTTAAATTATGATGCATTGAATGGTATAATATATGATATAGATAATTTTGGTGGGATATTAAAAATATTATTACCATTTAATTTGGTGTCTATATTTTGTCCAACAAGTGATGCTGTGTCGTTGATAACATTAACTTTAGATAAATCAATATTAAGAATCCAAAGTAATAATAATCCCGCACCTGGGACAAATGCATTAACAATTACAAATATTAATTATGATTATAAAATTAATTGTCGTTTTGGTTTAAATATTATGGAAAGAACTTTAATGGAAAAAGGTGATATAGGTATATCTCTTAATGGTGTAATTTTAAGAAATAGTTATGCATTATCTAGTCCTGATACAACTATAACCGCTCCTACTAGTTTCTATGAATTTACAATTGATTCGCAATATTATTATAATTACACGATAAATGCAACATCTACAAGTTCAGTTGTAGTTGGTGATATTATACGATTATATAGTACAAGTTTAATATCTGCTGGAACCTTATTAATTGATGTAACAATAACTGAGATAAATGATACAAAAATTAAATTTAGATCAAATTATAATATAAATATAAAGAATGAGATCTATGGATATAAAGTTATATTAAATGCGACATCATATGATTATGGATTTAAAATTATGGATGTAAGTGTAGAGTCATTTAGATTAAATATAATTCCTTATTTTGATCAATTTCAAAATAAAAATAGTAGTTATCATTCAGCAATTGATTCAAATAATTCATTTAATTATTATTCTGGTAATTTTATTAATGCATTATCTTCTATAACGAATACATATTTAGATACATCTAATTATAATACAGATAAATTAAGACATACAGATGGTCATTCAAAGATTGTTGGAATTGCATACGACGGATATCCAATTTATGGTCCATATGGATATAAAAAGGAGTTAGTTAGTGGTGATGTAGAATTAATGAAATCTTCATATAGAATAAAATCAGAATTTTCGGATAATAGGAACAGTATAATAGTAATATCTGGTAGTAATATAACATATGATGCAGGGACAATCATTGAAGATTATGAATATGAAATTGGATATGGACATTTAGATGAATCGAATGGTAGATATTGTATTACTCCAGAGTTTCCACATGGTACATATGCATACTTTTTAACTTTTGATAGTTCTATGGTCCCAGTTTATCCTTATATAATCGGTAATAAATTTTATAATAAGCCGAATACTGGAACAACAACGTCTATTACAAATATAAATATAAGTTCATCGTCAAATATAGGTAATTATAGTGATGATGATATCGTAAATTTAATTGGCGATAATGGTAAATATGGTAAAGGTGTAATAAAGAGTACAACAAATAATATTAAATATATAGAGATATCTGATAAGGGTATTCATTATAAATTGCATAGTTATTTTTATGCATTCAAAGAGATACCAAATACATTAGAATATGTAGATGTATATAAATTATATTTAAGAAGAAAAACACGATTCTATGACGGTTATTATTATGATTATACAAATACTAAATTGGATTTATTGAATGCAGTAGATACAACAGATCAGACAACTTTTACAAATTCAATAAATAAAATAAATGGTATAAAAACAGATTTAAGTAATTTAATATCAGCAAATACAACACCGGTGTTATCATTAATAGATGTATATGATACTTCTAAATATGAACCGATAATTAATGTATTAAATATAGATGATATAATATCGGTAATATCATCATTGCCTCCTGAATTTTTTGGATCTGAATTGATTGATTTGTTAGTTGAAAGCATAGCAACAAAATCATTAGAATTTGATGATATTATAAATAGTTCGATAAATTATTTATTTACAAAATATAAGAAGAGTTATAAGTTATATTATACGTCCAAAATAAATATTAGTAAAGATTATAATTTGGTAGATTTAAATTTAGATAAATATGATAAATTGGATGTGTCGGATACATATAAAACTGAAGTAAAAGATATGATAACATTATTTCAAACAAAATTAAAGACTAATAATACGGATTATGCAACATATAAAGTAAATGAATTATCATATTTAAATAGAGCACCAATACCAATGTTTTCATGGATAGGCAATCTTGGTAATTTTATTTTTGATGAGATAGAGTTATATTTTAATGATTTGTTAATAGATAAGCAATATAGTAATTGGATAAATATATGGCATAACTTGAATAATACATATGATAAGAAAGAGTTATTAGAAAAGATGATAGGGAATACAAAAGATTTAACTGATTTGTCTATTAATATGAAACCTTCTAAAAAATTATTAATACCGTTAAGGTTTTGGTTTTGTCGATATTCCGGATTTAATATACCATTGATTGCGATGCCTTATGTAAATATAAATATGAAATTTGAAATAAGTAAAATAAATAATCTCGTAAGAAAAGATGTTGGTACAAAAGTTATTTTAGGATCTGAATTAAATATCCATATATTAGCAGATTACATATATTTAGATGACACCGAAAGAAAACTTTTTGCAGAAGCGAGACATGAATATTTAATAGAACAGATACAATTTAATGGTATACATAATATTCATAGTACAACTAATTTGATTGATTTATATTTTAGGAATAATGTAAAAGATTTATATTGGTTTTTAGATTCTGATAAAAATTTATATCAAAAAGATAGAAATAATTATTCATTAAATAATTCAGTTGATAGTGGTAATCCAATAACTAATACTAAAATATTAATTAATAATACTAAATTTGTAGAATATGACGGTACATATACAAATTATATTGTTCCTTATGAAAACTATAAAACTACTCCATCTGATGGTATTAATGTATATAAATTTGGATTAGATGATGGTATGATGCCAACTGGTAGTTTAAATTTTAGTATGTTAGATCGGACACAGATGGAGGTGAAGATAGATAGTAATTATTTGATAAATGCGAATAAAAAAATTTTAGTATTTGGAACTAGTTATAATATATTGAGAGTAATGAGTGGTTTAGCGGGATTAGCTTTTATAGAATAATTAAATAAGTAAAATTTATTTAATTATTATAGATTATATATTTAATGACAGGTGGGTTAATACAATTAGTATCCATTGGTTTTGAAGATTTATATTTGAATGCAGATCCCGAGATTACATATTTTAAGATGGTATATAAGCGCCATACTAATTTTTCGCAAGAGCCTATAATACAGATGTTTAGTACAAGTCCCGATTTTGGTAAGAGACTTACGTGTTCTATTGCGAAGACAGCGGATTTATTATCAAATATGTATGTTCATATTGAGATACCAGAATTGCCGAAGCTATATAATGGCAGTGTTGAGAATGTAATTGATAAGTTTAGGTGGGCGAAAAAGTTAGGATATGCTTTAATAAATTACATTGAATTGGAAATAAATGGCCAATTAGTTGATAAATTGTATGGTGATTGGATGAATATATGGAGTATTTTAACAATAGGTGAAGAACGTAAAACTGAAGATATATTAATAGGTAATATCCCAGAATTATATGAAGCATCTAATGGCAAAAAATCATATAAATTATATGTACCTATTGAATTTTTCTTTTCAAAAAACAAAGGTTTAGCTTTGCCATTAATAGCATTACATTTGAGTGATATTAAAATTCATATCGAATTTAATAGTTTAGAAAATGTATTAATATCATCTCCAACGCATTTTATAACGATTGAGGAATATATAGTACATTTTAAAAAGGGAGATATTTTAACTCAAAATATCTCTGGTACAGATGTAAATATTATATTTGACGTATTCGATTATAAAACAAAAAGGTTATATTATACAAAATATAATGAATCGATTGTATATTATACATCTACGAGTAAGTACTTAAAAAGTAAATATAAATTATATAATAGTTCAGGCTACTATGTGATGCCATCTACATCTGAAACAAGTCATATTGTGTCATATCCAAATGTATCTATAAATTCGTCTAATTTGGTTGTTAATTTCATTTATTTAGATAATTTAGAAAGAAAGAAATTTGCGACATCAAATCATGAATATTTAATAAATACATTGAGTTATTCAGGAGAGCAAACTATATATAATACACATGCAAAAATGAAATTAAGTTTTGTTAATCCTAGTAAGGAACTATTTTGGATATGTCAATTTAATAAAATTAAAAATGGTTATATCAAGGACAAATTTAATTATACATCTAATCTTCAATATTCGGGTGAGAATATTATTAATAAAACAAGTATACATCAAAATGGTCAAATTCGTTCTTTAGAAGAAGATAAATATTTATATAATTATTTAACAAATTATTTATATCATACAGGTAGTACAGAAGAAGGTATTAATACATACTCTTATTCTTTAGATCCTGAAAGTTATCAACCAAAGGGTAGTTGTAATTTTAGTAAAATAGATGATTTAACGATAGAATTAACATTATCATCATTGATATCTTATAATAATCCGGCTTTGTTGCGTATCTATAATTATAGTTATAATATATTAAGAATAACAGATGGATTAGCAGGATTAACATTTGTCAATTAAAGATTACAAAGTATATATTCATATTTTGTAATCTATTGTAATAAATTTATTATTTTCTTATCAAATTTAGAAGATAAATTTAAAATACCTAATAATATATTTAAGTTTTTTTTATTAGATTTATTTAAATAATTATTTAATATTCCAATCTTGTTCAAGAAGTTATATTCAATAATTTGTTGTGTTGTTTTTGATTTTATTGGTAATAATTCTCTTAATATTTTAAGATATTCTTCTTGTTCTATTTCTTTATCTATAAATAAATTTAATATATTTTTATATATTGTTTCCATATTTTGGCTTGTTTTTGACAAATTATTTTGGTAGTTTTTATTATAAGGAATAAGCGTCATTTTATTAATATTTTCTATAAAATGATTAATAATATATGATGGATGTGGGGCTATTACTTCCTTAAATATCGGATTTAAATATACTATTTTTTTATTAATTGTAGTAATATACAAATTTAAATATTCAAGTAAATATGGTTTATCATTTAAAGTTCGATCGATCGTTTGATGTTTCTTCCAACTTGCTACACTCTCATAATATTTCAAATCGAAATTACCTTTTGGTATTAATATATCATCAATTTTACTAAGATGTATATTTACCTTTGATTTCAAACGATGGTCCAATATATGATCTACATTTATAAATTCAAATAATACTTTATTATTTGATATCTTTTCCTTTAATATAATAGTTCCAATATTATATATATCTACAATTAAATGAAATGTATCATTTACATTATAATCCTGAAATTGATTATTATCTGTGTCGTTATTTGTTAGTGTAATGATATTATTGGGACGATCGACCTCATATGTTATTATCTCACCCTCTGTACTAATAAATATTTTATATATTGGTTCAAGTATATTAATCGTTTTAGTCTTAAATTTAAAATTTAATTTATCTAATATGTATTCAAAATCTTTTGATATATTTTTTATATTTATATGATGTAAATCATCGAAAATTCTAAAATTATTATCATTTCTAAAAAAAGCTTTTGATTTCACTCCATAACCATTCTCTATAAATACTTCATTTAATCTAATAATACATATGTTCTTATCAATATTTAAATATGTATGATTGCATTCTTCTTCAGAATGACTTAATGTAATATTATTTAACTCATACTCTGAATCTGAATCTAAATCTGAATCTGATATTTCCCCTTTTAAATCTGATAAATGAAGATATTTATTATTTAATAATTCATTTATTTGTATTATAAGATCACTTTGATTTTTATTCATTGATTTAATTGACTTATTATGAAAGTTTGTTTCTAAGGATGGAATTACTACAATATTTTCAAATATAACATCATATGGATGATTATCTATATAACCCGTTCTAGTAATATATCCATTAACACCAATTTTGATTAAAAGATCTTTTATATTTTCTTTAAATAATGCAATTAGCTCTTGTAATTTTATTTTTACTTCCTCGTCTTCTTTGGTATCAAATATATCTATGTCATCTATAATATATTCGTGTAAATATCCATGTAGTTTTTCGTATGTTTCTTTTGTTGGAAATACAAACAATTCATCACCTGGTACATAAATAAAATCATAGAACCATTTTCTAAAATAATAATCTTGTATTTCATCTTTTGTTATCATATCTTCTAATTTATTGAGATGATTGTTTGCATCCACAAATAAGTCATAGTATTCTTTTTTTAAATTATTATTATTTAGAAAAGCGGTATGGTTGTTTGTATCATAATGTCTAATAAATTCTAAACTGCGGATATCATTTGGATTGTTAGTAAACATTCCCATAAATGGATAATAATATGCCATATCAGAAAGTGTTTCAGAATTAGTATTCATTATATTAGTTTAGATTAAAATTATATTATTATAATTTTAATTTAAATTTTTTACATATATTTAATAATATTTATTCAACAACAATAGCATCTAAACTTTTTGACTCTGCTTCACTTGCGGCAAGATTTGCAACACCTGTAATATCAAGTAGAGAATAATAACGTCTTCTGAATTTCTCAATAATTTTAGAGTAATTATCAGCTATTTTTTTTAAGTCAGCAGAAGTGTAAGTCTCTGAATTTTTACTACCAGTTGCATTATTTACTTGTACAACTCTATCGAAGATATTTAATATATCTTTTGCTTTTTTCTCGTATTCTCTGCAAGAATCAAATACAGCTTGCACTGATTTTTCAGTTGGTGCACTTAAAGTTTTATGTTGAGCATTTAATCTTTGTTTAAATCCATTAAATAAACTTTCAACTTGTTTAGTAAATTCGGGAAGTCTGCCAAGAGGAGTTCTATTAGAAGGAGCTAAACCAATTGATATAGCTCCACCCGTGAGGCCATTACCAAACATTCCATATAATGGTAAACTTGGAACACCTCTGCGACTTAATATACCATTAAGACCATGGGAAGCTATGCTTATTACTTGGTCAAACACAACTCTCATATCATCGAACTTAGTTGGAGAATTATGACTATCTAGTACACGTTTTATGCCATATTTATTGACGGCTTGTGCTTGTCCAGCAGCATTCTTTGCATTTAATATGGCTGGTCTAGCATTTATATAATTTATTAATAGTTTAATGAAATTAGCATTATTAAATGCAGTATTGACTAGCGCATTTGCTAGGAGATCCGCTTTCACCACTGCAGGAACAGCAGCACCAGCACCAGCTGGAATAGCAGCTGCAAGACGAATTGTAGCTGTCAATGCAGCTCTTGAATCTCCTTCAAGATTTTTCCACCAATCTGCAAAAGTTTGTATTTGATTTACATTATCTACAACTAACATCTTAAACCCTAATAATTTTAAGATTCCGAATACAATAGAAGGACTCATTTTATTAACATCGGTTTGGGTTTGATTCCAAAGGGCTGGAGCCTTAATAGCTTCTACACAGTTCTCAGCATTTTGACTAGTAAAATATTCACTCAAGGTGTGATGCGTATTGTTAAAACAACCTAATGCTGCCCCGGCTCCAGGGGCTCCATCGGTTCTTGCAGAAGCTTCCAAGTTGTTTCTTGCCCAATATGCGTCTAAATTTTCTACGACACCGTTTTTCGTTATTTGTAATTTACCATCGGTACCTCTTGACCAATCAACCTCTTTTTGTGCATTAGTAAATAATATACTGATATCGTCATCTCCTAATCTAATTGAGCGATATTGAGTGGAAGCCCATGTTTCCTGTTGGGCAAAAATAACTCTTGCAGCAATAGCTTCTGCTGTACCTGCAGTATACCCAAGAGCTCTGGTTGTAGGTAAGTCAATCATTAACTGCTTAAATATTTTCATCCACATTCGTTTTTCCTGATCATTCACTTTTACGTGATCAGTACTCACTGCAGCGAATGTATTTCTTGCGGCTACAATACGAGCACTTGCACCGTCGGCAAGAGCAATTAAAGCTTCAAGTCTCCCAATCCATGCTAGTCTACCAGCAGCGGTAGCAACACCACCAGCAGAATCGAAGCCATCGCCCTGGGGGTCGTTGGCACCTTCTACACCTTGATCGGGGAGAGTAGACTTATCTGCGACAAGTGTAGATAAACTTGTCACATGTCCACGGGGAATGAAACCATTTCTTAATCCTTCTAGTAGAAACTCAAAAACTGGTCCGTATGGTATGGCGTTGTTAGCGTCGTCGACGTTGTGTCTGAATCTCGCTAACAAAGCTTGTGAGTTGACTTGTACGTCTGCAATTAGAGCAGCGCCAGCAGCATCAAGTACTGTTCCTCTCTCGTTTGCAGGAACAGGCATTTTAACTGCAGGAGTAGTAGCAGCTTCAGCCGCGACTTTCAAAAAACCTTGCCATTCTCTGTCAGCACCGGCTGCTCTCAATACTGAAGCATCAACTCCAGCTGCTGCTGCTACATTTGCAGCACCACCAACTAATTCGTATTTAATGTCTATTTGATTGTTTTTTATTGTAAACATTGTGAACATTGTTATATATATTAAGAACAGAAATTAAAAATCTATATAATTTTTCTAATAAATATAAATATTTTATGAAAATATATATATTTTAAATATATATATTTATATAAATGATTGAAATGAATAAAAAAAATATGATAATAATAATATTATCGATAATAGTATTAATTTTATTTGTACAAAAAATATTTGGTTATAAAGATCAAGATTCTGATTTAGCAGAGTTTGATAATATGAGTAAAACTCCAAAATTTGTAAATTTTAATACTACTTGGTGTTACTGGTCGAAAAAATTAGTTCCAGTTTGGGATAAATTAGTTGAAGATATGTCTGGAAAGGATATTGAAATTTTAGATATAAAATGTGATTTAGAAAAAAATAAGGATTTATGTGAGAGATATCAAATAGATGGATATCCATCCATTAGGTTAATATTAGGTAATAAGATAATATCATATGATGGTGATAGATCATTGGAAGATATGAAAGCATTTATAACTGAATTTTCTAATTATTAAATAATTGATCTAACTGATTTTGTAATTCTATTTCAGTTAGATTTTTAGGTATATTAACGTTGCCATAATATGCGCCAAATAATGCACCAGCGATACATCCAGTTGAATCACTGTCGCCAGCATGTAACATGGAAAAATAGATTAATTTCTCAAAATTATTTTCTGCCATAAGTAAAGAATCATATGCCATAAGAATACTGTCTAATCCATTACCTCCCGGATTATAATTTTGTGCATCACTAAATTTTTTATAAAATAAAAAATTTCTAAATGATAAACTAGCAAAGGACTTCTTATTAATATTATTAAAACGCCAGTTATAATATTTATTTAAACTACTATGAAAATTCTGAATTTCTCGCATATGGAACTTGAGATCATGCTTTATTTTAGTTCCAATCATTTTAATAACAAACTTTTGAATAATTTCATCCTCAAAAAACTTAATTAATATTTTAATCCATTTTGTTGGTTCAACTTTTTCTATTGCCAATGCAGTAAATAATGCTGACGCAAAACCACCTAAATAACCAATAGGATTATTATGTGTAATTTGAGAGCTTTCAATACTTATCTTTAATAATTTATTTCTATTTTCCTCTCCATGATAAAATAATCCAATGGGCATAGATCGTATACTTGCCCCACACCCACCTGCTTTATCACTAAAAGCTCTTTTTTTCCAATCCTCGTTATTTATAAGTCTATTTAATGATAAAATAGTCCTATTTCCATAATGACGTTCAGCTTTTAATTTATCTTTGGAATAATATTCTACTAATTTATTTTTAATAGTATCAATTACTTCATCTTCAGTTTTATTTAATGTATTTTTAACAGCATCAAAGACAGCAAGTGAAAGAATACTATCGTCGGATGCAATTAAATTGTTAATTTTATATGCAGAATATCCACCTTCATTAATAAAATCAAATATATGTTTAGTAGTAAAATTACTTAATTTTAAAGCATCATTATTTGAAAATACCTGCATATTCGCACCATAATTAAATTCAATTTGTCCGTTTCCAAAACCAATAATATCGCCAATTATTGCATAAAGCATTGAATAATATAATTTATTATTTGTATTCATTATATAATTGCAGATAAAATATTTTAAAAAAATATTTGATTAATTTAATGAATGAAAATGATATTGAAAATCTATCAAATATAGATTTATATGAAATTTTAGATATTTCTAGGGAATGTTCAGAAAATAAATTAAAAAAAAGTTATAAAAAATTAGTATTAAGATTACATCCAGATAAACCAGGAGGTGATTCTGACGCTTTCGAATTAGTAAATTTAGCATATACAATTTTAAAAGATTTGAAATTAAAAAATAAATATAATATAAAAAGAGATGAATATCTCAGTTCACGTGATTTTAATTGTTTAAAATATTCTAAAATTGAACAAAATGTCAATATACCCGAAACAGAAGAAGATGCAAAAAAGAACTTTTTAATTTTAGAAAATGAATTAAATCTAAAACATAATTATGATTCATCAGATGTAAGTGCTATAAGTACAGCTGAATTAAAGAATAGAATAAATAAATTACAGTTCTCACGAGGTAATTATGATGAGATGTATAAAAATAATGTAAAAAAAGTTCATCTAAATAAACATGATTTTAATGAAATGTTTATAAACGAATCAACAATTGAAAGTGTTAATACTGAAATTATAGCATTTAATGATAATTCATTAACAAACTATACATCAATCAATGATAATAATTTATATGCAGAAGTTGGTGGATCTTCTACGAGTTATACATCTTTAGATACTGCATTTACTCCAAATTTACCTACAAATATTATAAATAGTTATGATTCACATAATTATATAGATGATTCAGATAAGAAGAAGTATAATGATGAGATGTCATATCATCTAAACAGTATACGTAATAATAATTAATCATTTTCTAATATTTGATCATTTTCCAATATTTGATCATTTTCAGAAATTTGATCATTTTCAGAAATTTTATGTATATTATTGGTTTCTGATAATATATCAACTTCTTTTATAATTTTATGAATAGCATCTGTTTCTGATTGACTTAATGTTTCACTTAATGTTTCACTATTAGATTTATCAATAAATTTAGATATAATATCATGTTGTTTGATTGCTTGTTCATATCCATTTTGTACCATTTCCTTAACAGTTTCTTGTGTAATATCAAAATCTGTCATAACACTATTCATATCATATCCAAATGTAATTGTATTATCATGATATTTAGTAATTTTTTTTAAACTATCTGAAAAAACCAAACAGTTAAATATTTGAGTCATATATTCTATTAAATCTGAAGGCATTTTATTTGTACATTTATCAAGACATATGTCGTATATAGATAGACCTAACGTATTTTCAATATCATTGTCGCAATAATTAATAGGGTAATTGTCGATAAGTCCTCCATCTAGCCATAATTTATCTTCAAAGACGATAGGTATAAAAATTAATGGTATTGTTGCACTTATTCTAACAGCTAATAATATTTCCATATCTGGATAAGTTTCATAATTAAAGTAATATAGTTTTGAGTTAGTAAGACAAGATCCGGTAATAGTAAGTTTAATTTTTGTTTTTTCGTAAAGTTGTAAGAATGTAGTATTTGGATCAATATTTTTATTTTCACATAATCTTTTTAATATATAATATATTTTACTAGAATCTTCAAATCCGTATTTTTCTAAAAAACTATTTAAATTGATGTTATTTGTTATTTTAGAAAACTTAAAATAACAACAAAATTCATAGATTTCGTTATAATTATAACCAATATTCATTAATAATGATATAATAGCTCCAACAGATGTACCAATATAATGATTAATATCTTTAATTAAATTATTTTCAAAAAGGTATTTAATAATACCTAAAAATCCTAATCCATTGATTCCTCCACTGCTTATAACTAAATTGCGTAATGTAGGCATTAATATAAAAATAATAGATATTTAATCCTTAAATAGAAATGAAATAAAAATAAATTTTATTTCTATAGAATAATGGTAAATACTAAAGAATTAAAGAAGAATGCAGAAGAAAGAATGTCATTAAAAAAGAAATGTTTTAATAAAATTTTAGAATTTATTAATAATAAAATAATATTAGTGGCAAAAACAGATACTACGACAACATGGTATGAAATACCGTTATTTTTATTAGGTTATCCAACATATGAAATACCTGAATGTTCAGAGTATATAATAAAAAAGTTAAAAAAGAATGGATTTAATGTAAATTTTTTACATCCGAATATTTTATTAATAAACTGGTAATGTTTATTTAGATATTCTAATAAATAAATCAATAATAATCATAATGATTAGTCCGATTAATATTAGAATTAATATTTCTCTGATCTCTCCATTAATTAAATTATTAAATGGATTTTTATTAATTTTAAGTTTAGTTTCAATTAATTTTCTACAAGTAGCACAACTTAAAACTTTATCTACTAATTTTTTACATTCATCTTCTTTATTTTTAAAGGATGATTTTTTTGGTTTAGTTTGTGTAGGTTCTTCAGTAGATAACATTATATCTTCTGTCTGAATATCTTCTGATTCATTTAACATATCATTATATATAGTTTGCGGTGCTTTATTATATCTTGCATCTTGTCTTTGAATAAAAATAGGTGTTTCTGGTGTTGTAGAAAGTGTATTATTATTAATTTTGTAGCTATCAAGTTCATTTTCTGGATTAGGATTAAAATTTTCTTGATATCTTTTAGATAAATGATCGATCGTATTTTTATTATTCCATGCTTCGTCAATCGAGCAATACATTTATATATTATTTAGAAAAAAAAAATATTTTTTATTATTATATAATATTTTTTTGTTGATATGGATAACTTTTTTTTTGACATTTTAAACATTTTTGATAAATTGTATTATTATTATCAATTAAATCGTGCATATAGTGATTAAAATCATTATTATTTATGCATGATAACAATGTAGTGTCGTATTCTGATTTTCTAGGTAATGATTTATATTGAACTTGTACTTGTTCATTACAAAAATGGCATGCATATATTTGATTATTACCAATTGTATTTATATATTTCCAAATATGATGATCATTAAATGTTTTTAATACATTAACATTTTTTTCAATATATGAATAATATTCTGGACTGAATTTTACAAATGATTTATAATTTTTAATTGTATGGTTTATTATTTCATTATTCTTTGTTATTTGATTTAATTCATAGCATCTGATTAAACAAGATTTTAATTTTCCGTCAGTATATGTAGGATGCGATTGTACATCTAAATATTGATAACTATTTTTATTACAATTTTTGCATAATGTAATAATTTCTTCACCTTCTATTTGATCAATACTATAATTTTTTAGACTACTAGACATATTTTTATTATTAATCAATTTAATTTGATTAATTACACTCATGCTACGAATAATAGACATATCATGTGTGTTTTTCGGTCTACAATTTAATTCTTTTCCTTTGTCATCCATTGGGACAGCTAAATAATGTTTAAATTTCCATTCAGTTTCAGATATTTTATTATTATAATATGGCATAAAATCAGATGTAATTTCTGTATTTTTGAATTGTGTAGTCCATTCGCAATTATAATTTTTATAAACATCGGGTGTGCTAGATATAAAATTAATGTCCTCTGTATTTTTATATGTTTTTCCAGTTTGCAAACCATCTTTATATTTTACATTTTCATATTTAGTAGGCCCAGATGTGAATAAGTTAATTTCATCAACTTTAAAATTATGAATATATTTATCACTAGTAAATATATTTGTTCTTTTTTTATATGAACAATAATCCGGATTTAAAGTAGAATTTTTTGGTAAATACTTAATAAAAGGATATACAGTTGGATTTCTAGGAATTGAATATGCTCTTCCATGTCTACAAAATGGTGTACATTTATTTGTTAATTTTCTTTCACCCTGACATGAAGAATCAATACATTTACCTGGTTCGCAATTCATACCATAGCAATCTCCAGCTCTACAACCAATTCCTTTACAATCACCTGCTTCACAGTCTTCGCCTATACAATCAGATCCCTTACAATTATTTCCTCTACATGCAGATGCTCTACATGAGTAACCAGTACATGGAATTCCATAACAATCCGGATGAGTGCAGCCTGATCCAGTAATATATGTATATTTATTAAAGAACAGGAAATATATTATAATTGTAATAGCGGACATGGCAAAAATAGTTTTTAGTTTTTTTTTTAAGAACCATCCAATAATAGGATTTTTATAAAATGTCATTAATATATATTAAAAATAAATTATATATAATATATTATAATGATTATATTCTTAATAAATTATTTTACAGATAAAACAAATGAATTTAAAAGAAGAAATAGAAATCGCCCATCATATTATAGATATTTTTTAATATGGTTAAGTTTAATAATTTTATTTACTGCAATATTTTATAATTTGGGTCTATTTAATTTTGATAATAATAGTATTTCCGAAAATATAATAAATGAAGTGAGTATTAATTCTCCTAATTTATATAAAATAAATTCAACATTACCTATTAATAAACGTTTATCTTTACCCAATCCTCCATCTTTACCTAATCCTACATCTTTGCCTTTAGAGGAAATTAAAAGTCCATTTCCTGCTGCAACAGTAATACAAACAAATGCAGCAATAGTACCTCAAACTTCATTATATGATGAAGTTTTGAAAACAGTTGGTAGTATTCCCCCACCATTGAAATTTGTGGATGATTATAAATTTGAACTTTAAGTAAATTTAATATATATAAAAGTTTGCGTATTAATATATATATAAGTTTCTATATACATTAATAATATGACTAATGAACAGAAAAAATTTACTTTATCTACAGATACAGATTTACATTTTGATATGTTAGCAGACCATTCTAAATTAAAATTAATGCCAAATTTAGTAGATGGACATAGTAATTTGCCATCTTTAGAAGAAGATAAAAATAAAAGTGATTCAGATTCAGAAGTATTAGATAATTTTGAGGACGACGATGTTGACGATGATAATAGTTCATCTTCAAGAAATAGTTCTCCAAAGTTTCATAATGATTCTCCTCGTAATCCCGAACGTAATTTTACTCAATTAAATCCTACTGAAAAAAATGATTTTTTAAAACAAAAAGCAGTCCATGATTATGTAAAAAATAGTGAACGAAGTGAGACTATGCGTGGATATGACACTGAAAATAAATCAAGAGAAGATGTGCCATCTTTAAATGAATTAAAAAATATGGATAATGTTCCATTTCATATGTTAGATCCTCAAACACAAAAATTTAAAAAAATGGAGAAGTATGCTGAATTACTTTCTATTAAAAGATCTGGAATTACTTTAACAAAGGAATATACATTACATTCTGAATATGAAGAGATGTGTTTTGAGGTAGAATATTGGAATAATTACCAAAGTAAAAGCGATGGTGTAGATTTAGGTAAGAATTTCATGGTGAATGCAATTACTGCATTAGAATTTATGAATGAGAGTTATGATCCATTTGGATTAAAATTAAAAGGTTGGTCTGAACAGATTGAATTAAATAAGGATTCTTATAGTTCAGTATTTGGAGAGTTATATGATAAATATAAGAGTAGTGGTAAAAAAATGGAACCGGAAATTAAATTAGTATTAATGATATCTGCAAGTGCTGCATCATTCCATGCATCTAAGAAAATGGCAGAATCACTGCCTGGATTAGACTCTGTATTGCAGGGTAATCCGGAGTTATTATCAAAGTTACAGGGTGTAATAAATAATAATATTTCAAATCAAGGTAATAAAACAGAAGATCCCGCAGATGCTCAAAAGAAGATGTATGAGCAAATGCAGAAATTAAAAATGCAACAACAAAAATTTGATGAATTAAAAAAGACTCAAGAAAATGTAAATGATAATACTCAAAAACTTCAAGAACAGATGAATATGATGAATAGAACAAAAAATACTAATACAAACTCTGCAAATGTACCTGTCCAAGATGGTAGAAGCAATATAACATCAATATTAAGTAAAATTAAAGCACAAAATGCTGCAAGAAAAGCCGATGAAGTAATAAATAACGAATTAAGTGATGATTCAACAGATGATCGAGTTAGTATCCAATCAGATGATAAAAATAGTTCAGTACATGAATCAACAGAAATAACATTAGGTTCAGATGGGAAGCCAAAAAGAAAAAAGAGAGGTGCGAATAAAAGTACTATTTCAATTGTAACAAAATAAATAAATAAATTAATTAATTATTAATTTATTTATGGTAATACAATTCCAGAACGATAGAATGGGGGGGCAGTATCAACATAGCGAGATTCTGTATGTTGATTAATACTATCTGGAGTTTTATCTGATACAACAGATGCAATATATTTTGATATTTTTTGTTTGACTTCATTTCTCATTTCAGCCATTAATTTATATTTTAATTCTTCTTTAATACCAACTTGTAAATCAGATGATAAATCTTTTTTAACATCAATTTCTGTATTCTTTAATTTAATTGCTAATTGTTCTTCTAATTCTTTAACAACTGTTTGTAATTCCGCACTCAGATGTTCGTTTGATGAAGAATTATTACTAGATTTATCTAAGTTTAAAGTTAAATTTAATTCAGATGGAACTGAAAATGTATTTTGTTTAGATTCTTGTTTAGGTTGCTGATTATTATTATTATGATTAGGTTGTTGATTATTATGATTAGGTTGTTGATTATTATGATTAGGTTGTTGATTATTATTTTGTTTTTGTAATGCAGAATAATGCTCCATATATTTCTGTAAATAATCGTAACCAGGATAATTAGTAACTTGTGGATAATTATTCGTATAATTACCGCCATTTTGTAATGGAGGTAATGGTGGTAAAATAATGGGGATTACTAGCGTATTACCTACTTGACATTTCTGGTTTGCATTTATATTTAATGGGTTATTTTGCATACCCTGTTGCATATCTTGTATTCCATTCATACCCTGTTGCATATCTTGTATTCCATTGATACCTTCTAAAGACATATCTTCCATTTTATCTTTTTTTTTGGATTTTTTTTTGGATTTTTTACTAGATTTTTTACTAGATTTTTTACTTGATTTTTTACTAGATTTTTTACTTGATTTTTTACTAGATTTTTTACTTGATTTACTTTTAGATGAACTTTTTCGTCTACTAGATGATTTTCTAGATGAAGACCGACGTCCACCATATAATATATATTTTGTATAATAATTTCTTAATTTAATTAAAGGTGTATCGGTTGATTGTTTTAATATTATTAAACTATTTTTAAAATTATTATTTTCTAATAGTTCTGGATTATTTATTAAATCCGTAATATCTTTCTCTGAATATTTTTTATATATTTTAATTATATTTCGAAGATCGTTGTGTGATAATAATGAATCCATATATATATGATAATTATATAATTTATATAATTTATATAATTAAATAAATTATATAAAAGAATTATTATATAAAAGAAATATTTTAATATTTAAAAAAAAGAAGGGTTAATTAATTATGGATTCTGAAACAAATACGGAAACAAATACTAATATAAATACTGATGTGGATACTGATGTGAATACTAATGCCGATACGAATACTAATGCTGATGTGAATGCCAGTGCTGATGTGGATGTTGAGATACTGCCTGTAAAAAAAAAGAGAGGTAGAAAACCAAAAGTGAAGGATATAAATGAGGAACCAAAAGTACTTAAAAAGAGAGGTAGAAAGCCTACTGGTAGAATAATAAGTGTAAAAAATCACGAGTTAAGTACATTAGAATATGATGAAAATTGTATAATCGCTCATATTCCACTTAAACAGGCTGATATAGATAAATTATCTAATAATTCGAAAAGCGATTCTACACTTAGCGAAATGGAGAATAAGATAAGTAGTATAATAGATGATAATTCTGATAATGAACTGTCTATGACTGAATTATCTTTAGAAAATAATGCATTGTGTAATAATAAGAAGAATTTTACAGATAAGTATATTAATCATTTGGAAGCGGAAATAGTAGATTTCAAACTTAAAGTGAAGAAGTTAGAAGAGGAAATAAATTCAGCAGAAATATTTTTTGGTGATTATTCAGTAGAAAAATTAAAATCAAGTATTTTTGTTAATGAAAATAATAATTTTATTTTAGTAAAAGAAACCGATATTTTATGTTGGTGGTGTTGTCATAACTTTAGTACTACTCCATTTCCATTGCCTGAAAAATATTATGATAAAAAATATACTGTATTTGGTAATTTTTGTGGTCCATCATGTGCATGTGCATATAATATTGATATAAATGATCATAAGTTATGGGAAAGGAATTCGTTAATTTTAAAGTTATATAATGAGTTAATTGATAAAGAAATAGATAATATATATCCTGCTCCCCCGAAACAATTATTAAAGAAGTTTGGTGGTAATTCAACAATAGAGGAATTTAGAAATAAAACAAAGAATATTTATAGTAGTAGATTAATAATACCACCGATGGTTCCATTAACAACTTTAATAGAGGAATCTTATAAAGATAGAAATAAATATAAATGGGAAACAAAAGTAAATATTTCAAAATATAATAATCTTCAAGATAATATTAATCTTAAAAAGAATATAAAAATAAAACGAACTACGAATACATCTGCGAATACTTTAGAGAAAATAATGGGTTTAAAAAAAATAAAGATAGATGGTAATTAACTAAACAAATATAATAAAAACATATATTTATATGTTTTTATTATCGAGGATTTAAAATATGCTCTAAATAAACTTGTTAGTATTCTTAATAAAATATAATCCCTGTAAATATGAATCACATAAATCATCTTTTTTGTTACTTTTTTCTAAATATTTTTTCCATTCTTCTTCTTTATTTTCATTTAATATTTTATTTGTATATATAATTGCAGTTTGTTTTGTAAACTTATATTTTTTACTTGGATCTTGCATTGCATTAATTTCTTTATTGATATCAACATCGTCAATTTTTAATTTATTAGATGGCGATAAATAAAAAATATGTTTTAATTCATTAATATCCTTATCAATTAATCCTCTAATTAAAAACCATGAATATAATGTATCTGCAACTCCTTTCATTTTAGGATTTTTCATACTTGGTTGATTTTCAATTAATACATAATCAATATTATTAAATTTTTTTTTATCAAGAGCAGTAACAAGATTATATTTTATAATTTCAATAGGAGCTTTGCTAGCATTTTGAGGAACAATTTTTTTGATAATATTATTTTTTTTATTAAAACTATTACAATGTAATTTGCAACAGTATGTACTTTTGATATTCTCATTAATTTTAAATTTTGCAGGTTTTTCACAAGGTTTTTTATTACTTTTGATTATACCACAAACCTCGTCACCTTTATAATCCTGAATATCTATAGTATTCGTTTCTATCTTTTCAAATTGCCTTTTATGCAATGTACAAAAATGATATTTATCTTCCCCATTTAAATATTCATATCTAGGAGTTTTTATACAGGGCGCATTGTTATTATCAGAATTAATGAACCCAAAACATTTGTGTTCTTTTTCTTCTAATAAATTAATAATTCCCCAATCAATTATCTGTATTGTATCTGTAATATCAATAAGACAATAAGCTAAATTTTTAATTCCAACATCCCAAGAGAGTATTCTCATTTAAATATAAATATATATTAATTTATGTATTTAAACCAACAAAGTTAAATTTTGTAATATAGTGAATTTAAAGAGATATATAAATATTTCATTTAAGTATTAGAGATAATATTGAAAAATAGTCATTTAAAGAGAATATACCTATATATATTAAATGGTTAAGTATGTTAGTTCAAAATATTTAGAGTTAGAGAAAATTTCCCAAAATGTAAATATTTCTACAATATCTGCAACATGTGGGTTAGGAACTATTTTAGTTAATAGTAATAAATTTAAACTAGTTGAAAATATTGCAAAAACTAATGAAAACATTCCAAAAACTATTGATATTATTATAAAAGGCAAGATTGCATTTGAACCAGATAAAGAAAAAAATTTAAGTTTAAGAACTGGATCAACTGTAAATAATATGAGTATTATTATTAACAAAGATATAACTTATATAGAGGAGACGAAGAATGGTCATATTTTTCGTCTCGATAAAATTAGCGATATCGATTATATAACAAATTTATTAGAATCTTATGTTAGTATTATTTCAAATATAAATATCGATTTAAATAATATTTATAAATATTTGAAATTGGACAAATGTTCGATTTTTACAGTTAAGTTTAAGAATAATATTAAATCATTAGAAGTCCAAAAGAAGAAGAAGAAAAAGAAAAATAATTGTTTTCAAAATCAGATGACTGTTGAAATTAAGCCAGATTTAGCAAAATATCCTGATAGTAAGGTCAGTTTAAAAATTTTTAAGAATGGTTCAATTCAAATGTCTGGTATTAAATGTGTAGAAGCATGTAATACAGTTTTAGGAAAATTAATTAATGAATTAACAAAAGAATATGCAATTATTGAAGATAATAAGATGGTTGATATTAAATTCATTGATAATGTTGTTAAAATAGATGTTTTTAGGTTCAAAGTTGATATGATTAATAGTGGTTTTCAGTTAACTTATGAAGTAAATCGTGAAAATTTGTATAATCAACTTTTAGAAAATAAGATTGAGTGTAAATTTGAACCAAGTATTCATGCCGGAGTTAATATTAAATTTACACCAGAAGATGCAGAGAAAAAGGTATCTATATTTGTATTCGAAAGTGGTAATATTATTATTACCGGTGCAAAAACTGTATCTAATATAATGGAATCATATAATTACATTAGTAAATTTATGGAAAAAAATAAATATATTGTACAAAAAAGTAAAATATGTGAAATGTTGAGAGATAACATAAGTAACGAATTAAAGGAAATGATTAATATTAACGACGACGAGGATCTATTAGAATTGGCTCTTAGAGAAGTTAATGTTTAGTAACTTAATTTATATATTTGAATAATTAAATTTAATTATTCATATACACTGTGATGAATTAGCAATTATTATAATCTGAATTATCTGGTTGTGATATTACAATATTATTAACTAACGGATTACTATTTAATTGATTTAATATCTCTGGATTTAATCTATTTGATTCTTCTTGTATATAAGTATTTTGTGTATATTTCGAAGGCAAATTAAAGTTATTACTATGATAATTTACACGATCAATTAATGGTGATCTTTCAATATTTAAATTATCTCTTAAGTGCATGTCTCCTAAATTTGTAGCAGTTGTAGGGATAGTGTCATGTTTTCTATTAGTTGGATTTCTAGATTGAATTGCAGTTTCTTTTCTATCATCAAACTCCATATTTCGCTCTGCACTATAATCTCTAGGTGCTTGGTCACCTAATGCTCCACCGAATCTTAATACTTGCATTAATTGTCTTAATGTTTCAGGAGCATCAAATTTATTTGATAAATAACCACCTTTGCTATCTTTTTGATTTGCATTAGATATGTAATTATTCATAACAATCATTTCTTTTAATGTTTCCGCAGGAATATCATTTGGATTAAATGTAATTCCTTTATTCACACTGCCTTGTGCTACACCTAAATTATATTGATATACTAATAATTCCTTTAATGTTGTTGCTGGAATATCTGATGGATCAAATACACCAGGTTTTGTATTATTGCTCATTACATGTCCTTGTCTTTCAGGATAAACAGATAACTCCTTAATTGTCTGTTTTGATACATCAGATGGATCAAAATATATTGGAGCATCTATCTCACTTTTAACATGATTTAAATGACTTGTATGTACCAATTCTTCTCTATGTGTTTGCTTTGTAATATCTGACGGATCATATACTTGACCCATATTGACTTCGCCTTGGGTATTTGAAATATTTTGATTATGAACTTGATCTTCTCTTTGAGTATGTCTTGTAATATCATTTGGATCATACATTTGATTCATATTAACTTCCCCTCTTACATTTAATTTATCATTATTATATGCTAAATCTTGTCTTTGAGTAAATCTTAATATATCTTCGGGATTATGTGACTGATTCTTATTCTCCATTCCTTTAACATTACTTAATTGGTCATTGTATTGTGTATCTTGTCTTGTCGTTGGACGCATAATATCATCTGGATTATATACACCTACTTTATTTGTTACACCTTGTGCATACCCTGATTGTTCATTAAATACCATATCTTGTCTTAACGTTGGCTTTGTAATATCGTCTGGATTATATGCACCTGTCTTATTTGATATACCTTGCGCATATCCAGTTTGTTCATTAAATACCATATCTTGTCTTAACGTTGGCTTTGTAACATCATCTGGATTATATGCACCTGTCTTATTTGATATACCTTGCGCATATCCAGTTTGTTCATTAAATACCATATCTTGTCTTAATGTTGGTTTTGTTACATCATTTGGATTATACATTCCGACCTTATTAGATATGCCCTGTGCAATACCACTTTGTTCGTTGAAGGTTGTATCTTGTCTTAATGTTGGTCTTGTAACATCATTTGGATTATAGATCCCGACTTTGGTACTTTCACCCTGTGCAATACCACCTTGTTCATTAAATAATGTGGTTTGTTTTCTAGTAACTCTAGTTGTCTGTGTTGGATCAAATGTTTTATTCGATTTTGTTGGTGCTTCTGCGGCACCGGCATGTTCATTATATAAAGTTGTTTGTTTAATTGTTTGTCTAGGTAGATCATGGGGATCAAATATAACAGTTCCTAATGACAAATTATATGGATTTGGTTGACGTGTCTTGCCACCTGTAGTTTCTCTTTGCGTATCTGGTAATTTATAAGAACATTTATTTTGTGTATGTTTATTTATTAATTCACGTGCATTTGATGGTCCAGATGATGCTGTTTCTTTTTTAGTTGATTCTCTTATTTTTGAATTATTTTTATTAGATTTCTTTTCTACATTAGAAAATGCTGGACCAACCATTGGTTTACTTGCCTTACGTGTAGTATTTTTTAATATAACACTATCCCTACTTGAAGGTTTACTATTTACACCACCAGTTCTTTGAAATGTTCTTGGATCAACTTCTTTTGTCTTTTCTGGACGTCTCTTAAATACTTCTCCAATTATTTGACCCTTATTGCCCTTTTGACCTGGAATTATAACGCCTGGATATGATTCTTTTGGTCTGTCAGATGACCTTAGTTGATCGACAGTTTTAGGAAGTGGGCGATAATCTTCTTGATTGCCACCATCTGCTCGTGCTGTTTGGTCTGGTGCTAAATTTAATCCGGGTCCAACTTGTTGTTGTTCAAATGGTAATATGTTTTTCTTTTCTTTACTTGGTAAATAATAAGATTGCATAAATTCTAATTTACTTTGACTTCCACCAACTAAATTGACATCTTTTTGAACTGGTGCAAAATTTTCTAATAATAATTCTTTTTTAGGAACATAATTTTTAGATGATCCTGAAAATATATCTACCTTATGGGCAATTGTTTGTTCATTATATTTATTTATCATCTGTTTTTTTGCAAAATGAGGGACCATATTAGAATGTGTAAAATCTTTATTAGAAGTGACTCCATATGTCATATCACTTTCATTATCAAATAATGAATAATCATCTCCTATTGCTAAATTTCTTTCAACAGAATTAAATTTATTCCTATCTATTGCACTGCTTCCTCCTTCATTTTGAGATACTGGTTTAGATTTATTATCAAACACTAGAGGTTTAAATTGATCTTCATAAGATTCATTCGAATTATTTAACTTATCGTTAAAACTTTCAAACATTTTTATATTATCTAAATTCTTTACATTTTCATCATAGAAATTTGAATTCATGTCTTTATAATTTACTGATATATTATTTATAGATTTAATACTATTATTAATTATATTAGTTTTTTGCGGATCTTGACTTTTTGATATTATATCATTTTTATATTTTATTTTATTAGTATTTTTTTCATAAGCATTATCATGATATGTAAAATCAATATTATGATGATAATTATCTAATGAATCTTGATTTACATCATTATTCTGATCGTCGTTTTCACTATAATAGTTATTACCTATATATGCTAATGCGCCTATAATTCCTAATTCCATTATATAATTAAATAGATAATATAAACTATTAAATAGATGTAATTAATCTATTTAATAAAGTAATTTTATATTTATTTTAAAATTTTGCAGCATATTTATCTTTAGCTTCTAATCTAGTATTAGTTCCATTTCTTGAATTAATATCTTGATTTGATAATGATGATGTATTATGTCCATTAAATACATTTTCAGTTGGATTAATTAATGGATATGAAATTTGTAAAGGTAATGTTGACAATCCTCTGTATTCATCAATTGGTACCTCTAATCTGGAATTAGTGGGATTTAAAAAATTACCACAATATACACTTTTTTGTAATTCATTTGCTAGTTTTTGTCTTTTATTATCTAATTTACGATTACCAGAACATCTAGATGCGGGCTCATCTCTATTTGTTAGTACTGATTCGATCTCAGCTCTATCTCCCTGTGTAACTCCTTTGTCTACTTCTGTAGAACTATGTGCTCTATTATTTCTTGGTCCAAATACTGAATGACATGAGTTATCATTGTTTACTTGTCCATTATATAATGTATAATCTCCTGGGGCAGTGCTTTGTTTAATTTCTTCATTAACGAAACATTGGTCATATGCTAATCTTGAAAAATGTCCAGACATATTATTATAATATTTAAGATAAAAATATTATTATAATTAATTTTTAATTCTATACATTTAAATTAAAATCCTGATGATTTTGGCATTTTCATATTAGTTGGTACTATATCTCTTTCACATACTCTAGGGTTTGCTGGTGCTCCAGGATTACATCTAGATTCTGCAGAATAGTCACATGGTTTGTGTTTATCATGATTACAGTTAGTAGCCTTTACTAAATATAATAGTTCATTCTCTACTTCTGTTCTTTTTCCAATAGAATCCCAAGTATTTGAAATTGTTGCGTTTGAATTCTTTGCACAATATTCAGAATTAAGTTCATTTTCGTAAGCACCTTGGTATAATTTATATTCACCTGGTGATACACTTTCTCTTAACTTTAATTGAAACTGACAGTTATCGTACAATTTTCTGTTATAACTTCCAGACATTATATATAATAAGCATTGATATTTTTTTTAATACATATTAAAAATAATATTAAAAACTATACTAATTTTTGTTTCTATATTTATCCAAGTTTCTAGTGTCTATTCCACCTCTGGCAAATGGTAATACATTATTACTTTCATCACCAAAATTTTGAAACATGCTATTAAAACTATAATCTTTTAAATCTTGTGTTCTGGCTGTTTTACTTTCTTTACGTGAATTTTGACCATATCTGAGATCTGCTGATATTTCTACATCGCCGAACCCTCTACCATTTCCCTTATAACCATTATTTATATATTCGCCATGATTGAGAGATTCTCTTTTTTTCTGACTATTCATAGAAAAATTTCTATAGTCTTTATTTTTATTGTTATTATCTATATCCAATATATATTGATTTTTAGAGGTATATGTATTTTCTGCATGTAATAAATTTGATTCTACTTCTACATTAGAATTTTGATTATTTGCATTTGTTGGCAACATTCCTGGTACATAAATAATTTTATTAATTTCTAATTCTCTGTCAAACCCTTTATCATTATATTTTAATTTTTCTTTAATTCCTTCAGTGTTATCACACATATATTATTTATACAAGATATTTATTTCTTTAATATTATTCATATTAAAAAAATATACATAGTGGGTCAAAATTATATACTATAATATCAAATATATAACATTTATTATCTTCTAATTATATAATAATGAGCTATAATGAATATTTTAATGATATAGAAGGCCCACCTGGATTGCCTGGAATACCTGGACTAATGGGCCCACCCGGACAACAAGGCCCATCTGGTGGTCCCAGAGGACCTCCGGGACCTCAGGGCATACCAGGAAATCGAGGTCCTATTGGGCTGACGGGTCCACCTGGAAGTATTGACGATATATTTTCAGGCCAACGAGCTGAATCGGCATTTGAAAATATAAGAAAGTATGCATATCCTAAATTATATTATAAAGCAGATGGGCGTATCGGTATTAATAATAATGATCCAATTGCAATGTTAGATATTCAAACAGATAATAGTCAAAATACTGGATTAATTATTAGAAAAGAAGGAAATGATGCAAATTTAAAAATATATGTTGAAGAGAATGATGTTGTAATAAATATGAATAATGATTCATATTTAAGATCCGGTGCTAATAAGAGTGAATTAAATAATTTATATATTAAAAATGAATTGATTATTAAAGGTGGAGAAACAACAATTGATCAGAAACCAGATCATACCATATTTAATAATTCAAAAAATAAAAATATTATAACTGGTGATACTGAACTATATGGAGGAATTACTATTAATGACAAAGCTATATTTACAAATGGTATTCAAGTTAATGGACCTGTTGAAGGAATATTCCCAAAAGGAATTATCATGATATGGCATGGACAAATTGATAGTATCCCCACTGGATGGGTATTATGTGATGGAACAAATAATACTCCCGATTTAAGAGGTAGATTCGTATTAGGATATGGTGACGCACCTTATAATGTAATGGGTAAAAAAGGGGGTTCTGCAACAGTTACATTAACAACAGATCAAATGCCATCACATAAACATCCAATAGCATCCGCTGGCAATCATAGCCATACTTATGCTCGTGCTTCTGGTGGGGAATGTAGTCATGAAAAATGTTACAGCCGCAATGGTATTAGCGGCTATCCCAATCAAACGACAGCTGCTGCAGGTGATCATTCACATGAGATGACCTCTACAGGCGGGGATCAATCACATGAGAATATGCCACCATTTTATATTTTAGCTTACATTATGAAATTATAAAATTTATTTAATTTTACTGGTGCTTCAATAAGATGGGTTGGCCCACTAACATTGTATTGCTTAGTTCGTCAAGGTTGGAATGATAGAATTATCTCTTTTAAAATTAAACAAAAATATTAATGATATCTTTCATCTTCATATTGTAAACATCGTGTACCATCATATTTACAATTACCACTTGTATTATATAACCATTTACCAAATTCTATTGTATTATTTGGAATAGTAGTAATTGGCATCGTATAAAATTGTCTTTCTAAATTTTTTTTATCGAATAAATCATTCGAATTCTGATATAAATTAAATTTATATTTACTGTCTACCAATTTTTTATCATACTCGCATGCTGGTAAATCCACATTACTATCATTTACCAGCAGATTCATATACGGGTTATTATTTGTTGGCAATCTGCATCTCTTTTTAATATCATATTGTTTATCTTTTTTACTATTTTCATCATTAATCTCTTTATCTTTAAATCCAGCAAATAAAGATACAATTATTAATACGAATGGAATGATATACCACCATAAAGTAGAATTAATTATATAAAATAAAATTATAAGTAGTCCACCAAATCTAGTTAATGAATTAAAAAGTTCATTTCTAGACATATTTTTATTTGGAAATATGTTATACCAATTATCGAATAAAACTTTATAATCATATATATAAAAGTCCTCCATTTGTGTTTAGGTTAGAAATTTTTTTCATTAAATTATATATATGAATTATCAAAAAAGCGGAATTGTCATTTTTAAAAAGAAAGATAACAAATTTTATTTCTTATTAGGTAAAAATAATTTAAATATATTAAATAGTAAAAATAATCTTTTTTCCGATATTGGAGGATTAAAAGATGTTAAAGATTTTAATCCAAAAGATACTGCGGCGAGATTATTTTATGAAAATACATGTGGTTTACTTTATTCAATAAATGAATTAAAAGATAAAATTATTGGCAGTTTTGATAATCCCAAATATAATTATACATTGAATTTTATACAAAATTCAGATGTAAGTGATGTTACTTTACATAATATTAATCAGGTAAGATCCTATTTAAATACAGTAATACACTCAAATGGATTTAATACATTTGAAAAAAAAGAAATAACATTACAAGATTGTATATTATCTAATGATATTCGATGGTTTGAACTGAATGAAATAGTAAATAATTCTACACAGTTTGATTCACAATTTATGAATACATTTCTAAAATGTCTTAAAACAGATATTCTTAAGAAATAAATTTAAATTATTTAAAATTATTTAAATTTATTTATTTAATGAAGACATTACATTTTTAGCCATATTCATTAAATCAGTCTTATTATTCGAAGACAATGTTTTATTTAACTTTTCTAATGCTATTTCTTTTTCATCTACTTCTAAATCATCGCTTTTAATATTTGAATAAAACTCTTCCATTTCTTTAATCTGTTCAGGAGTTAAAACATCTTGTTCTTTTTTATTATTTAACATTTTTGCTATCATATCCATAGGATTAAAACCCTTCATATCACCACCACCTAATTCACTCAACATTTTTTCAGGGTCTTTACCTAACAAATCCATTGGATTAAATCCCTTCATATCTACACCTAATTCACTCATCATTTTTGCAGGATCTGGCATTTCATCAATATCAATCTTTTTTAATTCGTCATCATTTGAAGTTTTCTTATCTATTTCACCCATCATACGACCAAGAGACTGAAACATATCATTCATTGAAATCTCACCTGACTTTAATTTACTACCATATTTACTTGATATCATCTGAGATGTTTTAATCATATTTTCAATTGGATTAACTTTTTCAGTTTCTTTTGATGCAGATACCATGTTATTTCTTAATGTATCAGCAATATCCATTACAATATTATCTACACTATTACCTGTTTCATTACTTGTTTCATTAACCTCAATATTTTCATCATCCGATGAGTCATCATCGTTTGGCATAGTGCCTTCTAAATTAAATCTCTCTATCGAGTCAACAATTTTTTGAACATTGTCTTTCTTTGTTTCATCCCCTGTTCTATTAATTGCATAAATTAATTGTATACATTCCCATAAATATCCACCATCTTCATTAGTTAATAATGGTTTAAGATCAATACTTGGTATAATATATAATCCCTTTTTGTGTCCAAAAAGTTTATTACGTCTATTTACAAATAACTGAAATGTTTTATCATCACTTTCTAAGACTCTGCAAAATTTAGATATGATTGTTTCTAAATTATCGTCAGTATAACTATCTTTAAACACCTCAATTCTTTTAAATTCATCTAATTTATCAATCACTAGTGTTAATATTTCGTCATACTTTTGTCTTAACTCTTTTCTTTTATTAAAACTCATTATAGTATTAAGACTAAAAATATTTAAATTATTTTAACGTAAAATATTACTTAAAACTATATGGAAATACTAGTTAAGTACAATTTTTTATTTAATGGTTCTAAATATTATGAATTAAATTATTATGAAAATATATTTTATTTTGTGAATATATTGAATATTGTAATATCATATTCAATAGTTATAAATTTTATTATATCAATATTTACAAATTATAAAATAGAATCATTATTATTAAGCAGCTACTATGTATTGGATTTATGTTTAATATATAATTTAAATAGTAATCATCTAAAAAAATTAATTAATAGAAATATAACATTAATTTTACCTATTAAATTTCAGAACTATTTGAAAATAATGATATATTTTTCATTTTGTTTAAGTCTATTACTTGCAACAATAATTACATTATTATTTAATTATTCTAATTATCATTGTAGTATTGTTGAAAATAATTGGAGCAACATATTAAATACATATTGTCTATTTTTTCTTACATTTTATTCTATTAATATAAAAGTAAGTTCAATTATATACTTTCTTGTTTTTATTAATAATCTAACAGATAATCTAAAACAGTTTATACATTTGGTTAAAGATAATAATCCGGATATTAATAATTTAGTGTACCAATATCTTGAAATAAGACATAAATATAATCAAATCATTTTTGTATTTAATAGTATAATTTCAAATATTGTATCATTCTGCATAATACCAACTTTCGATTTAATTTTTAAACAATTTAATAATGAATTGTTCGATATAGTGTATTATATGAATTTCATATATTTTGTATTATTTTGTATTGTTTTTCATATATATACAAACATAATAGATGATAATATCAAGTACCTAAAATCATTAAGTGATAAGAATAATAATATAAAAGATTATATTATTAGAAAGAAAAATTTGTATACAATGCAAAATGATAGTGATTTAACTAATATTAATTTGAATGAAATAAATTTAAAACATTTTATGTTAAATTTAGAAAATGGTAGATCTCTAGACTGGCTAATATTATCTGAAGTATTAATGCAGCCATTACGCCCAATAGAAATATTTGGGATTGAAATTAGCAATTCAACGATAATTACTAAAATAGTGACAGTTTTTATATTTATACTAATTGGATGGCAAATCATGTAATTGTATTATTTAAATGTTCAATACTAAAATTACATAATAATTGTAAATAATCAAAAATCATATTAATTTGATCTTGATTAAATTTCTGGATGATATCTTTGATTTTTATGATACTTAATAATGATTCTTTTCCATTCTCTTTTATCTGCATATTCATAAAATAACTAAAATCTTTATTTTGTATATATTCATTATGAATTAAACAATGAATTGTAAATTGTTCAATCATTTTTAATTTATCTGCTTTTACTAGTTGAGTCATGGCTTTTTTATAGAATGATAAATCACTATCTTGAGTAAAAGAATATAATAAATCTATAAATATATTACATGTTGTATTGAATTCATTTACAATATCCATTCATAATATTTATATATTATTCTTTATATTACTTTATTATTTATATTGTTTTTATTAATAACTGTTCTGGCAGTTTCCTTTCCAAAAAAATCTATATTTGATGTAGGTTTAATTGAATTTGTTAATGGGACAGAAAAATTTACATTATTCATTCTAGCATTAATATCTGAATTTTTTGATGTATTTGAAATATTTTTTTGTTCATTTATTAAATTATTATGAGACGACATTGACATATCAATTTCATCATTAAATAAAATAGTATCTTGGTGACTTCTTAAATTTAATAATTTATTTAATTTTTTTTTTTGTATATTCTGATTAATTCTTTCACCTTCTGGCAATGTATATATTTTATTTGATTCCGTATGATAAAATGAATGTAATTTATCTTTAGTATCTGTTGTATCTTCTTTTATGAAACTATAATGGTCAATCGTCTTATTTGAACCTTTTAATTTATCATTTTTATCAAATACTAAAGGATTTAATTTTGCATTTAAAATCTTATTAGGATTTAAATTTATATTATTTGTGTTATTATTAAATTGAGATTTTGAATTTATCCAATTAAATGCATTAATGCCTACGATAGGTTTTTCTAATTCATTAATTAATAGTGTTGGCACCCTCTGAATATATGGAAAGTTCTTATTATTATCAATACATATCAATTTATATGAATCAATATCCCCAATTTTATTAATTAATTCTATGATATTTTTACAATATGTGCATTTATTACTATAAAAAAGTATATTATTATTATCCATTAATTTATAATAACATTTATTTATTAGTATTTTTTACACAAATATATTATATAATATAATGAACCAAAACTATTCTGATATTAATTTATATTTTAATCAAGGGAATCTCGGTTTAGGTATTTTAAAGCCTGTCAATAAATTAGAAGTTAAAGGGACCATTAAAAGTGAATCGCTTAAATTAAATAATACAGATATAACTAATATTAATGGATTTACTATAAATAATAAAGATACAAGTAACTTAATTTTAGCAAAAGAAAAATCATCTATTACAAGTAATAAATTTGGTATAAATAACCATGACCCAGGTTATACATTTGATATAGCGGGAGACTTTAAAGTTTCAAAAAATATTTATGGCAATAATAACAATATAATAATATCACACGATGAATCTTTGAATATTGATCCGGAAAGTAAATACTCAAAAATAAATTTAAATAATAATGTTAATATTAAACAAAATTTAGTTATTAATAATAACTTATCAGATAATCAAGAAAATGTTCTAATTGATTTTAATGATAACAATACTTTTAATATAAATAAAAACATTGAACAAAATAAATCTATATCTATATATGGTCAAGTAGACTTTAAAGACATGACAAAAGGTGTAAATATTGGTCAAGAAACTAAAGCAAAATCAGGTGAATTATATGTTTCTAATAAAATTAAAACTCCAAAAATTGATATTGACGATGTTCCTGATAAAAAAATTAGTTTGTTAGGAGATTATGCGGGGAATATCCAATTAGGGAAATATACTTACTTATCTAATTTAGCAACTAATAATGAATCTGATCAATCGTTATTATTAGGACATAATTTATATGCAGATAATGATAATATTCGTATTGCGGAGACAACTGAAAAATATGGTTATAGAGGTATTGCAATGAATAATACAAATGGTATACAGTTCTATGCAGTATCTGGTCCATCTGGTAAAGATAATATACCGAATTTACCAAGCGTTACTATATCTAATTCTGGACAACTTATTCATACTATTCCCGTATTAACTTATACATTTGATATTGAAGATTTAGAAAATGACGTATATGTCTATATAAGAGATCATCTAGGGAATAAAGCGGTTGGATCAATGATGACATTTACTACTAATACATATTTAGCGAATGATCAAGTATTTAATATAATTAAAAATAGTGCTACCACTGCGAAATGTTATATAATTGATAAAAAAACAAACAATGTTGATAAATATTTTGATGTAAGTCTACAATAAAATATTATCTAATATTAAATGATATTTACATTTGATATATTAAATAAATGGGATTACAGTATACCAATGCCTGCCAATACTAGAACTAAAGAAGTTCTTGAAAGATACAATATATTTAAAAAAGAATTAGTTGAAAGCAATATTACTATTAATGATTATGTTTTACATAAATACCTAAAATCAAAACAATATAGTTTAGATCTAAATACATTTCCATACAATATACCAAATAATATGAAACATTATGTTCTATGGATACACCCTAATTATAAAAAACTATTAACTAATAAAAAACTCTCTGATATATTAACAACTAATATGCAGAAATTAGGATATAATGAATATATATGTTTTGAAAATCATATAGCATGTAAAACTGTTTTAGGTATACTCCATTATCAAGTATTTTTTCATACATGTTAATGTAATTATATATATATAGTAATATGAAACTATATTTCTTACGCCATGAAAAACGAGATATTGGGGACGCTCGTTTTTATTCTCCATTGCTTACTGATGGATTACGAGATGCAAATAATTTAAAACCAGTATTGAATAAATTAAATATTAATTTAATTTTTGCATCTCCATTTAAAAGAGTTTTACAAACAATTAAACCTTATTGTGATATGAGAAATATGAAAGTAAATATAGAATACTCTCTTTATGAACAAATATATCATCATGAAACACATGATGTTAAATTTGATGAAAATGATTTCAGAAAGGACTTAAAATTAAGTGATCCAGAATATTATCTTAAAGATACGAATTATACATCATTCTTGCCATTAGATAAAATAGAATTTACAAAACACACAGAATCTCGAGCTAATTCTTTTTTAAGATTAATAATAAATAAATATAAAGATACTAATTTAAATATTTTATTTGTAACTCATGGTGGAATAATTCTGAATCTAATACACAAAGATGATTCAGAATTTCCTCCAATGGGTGGATTATTACAATATAATTATTTAGAAGATACATATAAACCAATTAATTATGTAAATCATCATAGTTAATAAACTAATTTTAAATAATAAATTTATTATTTAAAATTAAAGTTCAAAATATAATTTTAAAACTTCCAATTATTACTACATACTAGACAATTAACAAAAGTTGTCATTGGCTCATCAGCACTACGTGTTTGTAATTGATAAAATGTACATTTCTTTTTCTTGCATTTCTTACAATAAAATATATCTGTTGTTGCCATATTTATCTTCTTATATTCTAACCATGCAATCTTGTCTAGAATTGGTTTCCATATTTCAGGATATAATTTATCTGGTGACATATTTACAACATCTAAAATATCAATATCGTCGTCTTTAATCGCTTTTAATAAATAATTATTTTTAATATAATGCGATGAATCCATATTAGAAATAATATCATTTACTTTATGATAATAAATATCTTCTAAAATTTCTTCAACATTGTTTTTCTTAGCATAACTAACTGAAAAGTTATAAATTTCATCTTCCAATAATTTTGCTTGCCCATCATTAATGAAATTATTTAAACTAGTAATACTATTTTGTCTATATTCTTCCATTTTAATTTAATTAATAATTACTTGTTTATATATATATAAAATTTCAATTTTTAACAATTTTCGTATATAGCATCAAAATACCATTTTTTAATTTGATTGATATAACCATAGTTGTTAATAACTCTCAAATTACATAATTTAAATATATTATCTGTATTATTTATTTGAGGATATATTATTTTTAATAGATCTAAATATGTGTTTTGTTCATTTACAATTACTTGCTCATCTACATCATTGTACGAATCAGGGACAGGTTTAATTTTATTATATTCTTCTGATAATATTCTTCTTGGTTTAAAAAAAGTAGATTTTACCGGTAGATATCCAAACATACGATTAATATATGTCTTCACTTTAATATCCGGTTTATCATATAATTTATTCCATTTATCAACCTTTACACTATAACTTGCTAAACGAATTTTTTCAGTATCATTTAATGGCAATGAATATCCTCTCTGTCTATATTTATTTACTATTTCAATTGGATCTTTTGAACCAGCAAAATATTTATAATCAACATTTATAAGAGTCATTGCTGCAGTAATGCATGATGGTAAAAGATATACTTGATTTCCATCATAATATCCTCTTACACATGGAAGATGAAAATTACATACAGTTGAGAAGAATGTTGGCCATCTAATTTTAAATAATTCTAGTTCATGATTTAAATTAGATGCTTTAATTCTGTACTTAATATTTTCATGACACTTAAATAACATATTGTCAATTAATGTAGTATCATTCTCTTCAATAATTTCTTCTGTTTTATAATTATATTCTTTTTCAGATTCTTCTAATTCGTCTGTTTCTTCTGTTTTTTTATTAATATTATCCCAATATTTTTTCCAATCATTTTTGGTACGTGCAAAAATAATGCGAATATTGTCAATAGGAACAATGTCAAAATATGTATCATATGTCGGATCAGTCCATTTGCTAGATCCGATATATTTCTCATTTTCTGTCATTTTATAATCAGTATAACATTTATAAAAGAGTTGTTTAACAACGTCATCGTTTAAATTTGTCAAAACATATTCGTAAGTCATGTCTGACTTAGCAATTTTCTGTCGAATAAATGTCTCGTTTATAATTAATGCAGCAATCTTGATTGATGTAAGTTCAACTGGATTACTAGTATATTTTTGACAATTTATTGATATGTCATTATGAAATTTATTGATTCTATCAATAAATTCAAAGTCATCTACTATATTACACATGATGTCAACATCTGATGATGAATAATATTCTTTGTAATATCTGTCTTTTGATTCAAATTGATCCATTAATGGATTATATTTAGTAATACATGCAGGAATTACACTTCCAGAAATGCCAAAATTTGTCATATCAATTCCGTCAAGTATATCAATATCTTTATTGCTTGTTAAAAATGTATTAAAATTTTCTTTAAATTTATCAATTGTTACAACGCCCATTTTTTTACTGGGACTGCATTCTTTAATTTCAACTCCCATTGTATTATGGTTTAAGTTCAATACATTATCAGAAACAAATAATGTTAAATACGGATTATATCTATATTGCTCATTAACTGTTAAAGAAGATACAAATGGAAAATAAGGTAATTTATTTGCTTGATCTAATGTAAATACAAAGCGATCATCTTCTGTAATTCTACTTTTCTTAATACATTCCTCCATATATAATGATATCCATGCATAACCAATCGCATATTGAAATGCAACTGAATACTTATTAAACAAATTAATTTTATTGCTATTATCATAAGAATCTTTCCAATTTGATATTTTGTCCATATATTCTGTATTATTAAGAACATAATGACAATAATCTTTAGAGATCAATAAAGACATTGTCAAAGTATAAAATTCATATTTGGATGATACATTATTTAATAAATAAGTAATATCTGATTTTTGTAAATCAATAGTCTCGTTAATCTTATATAATGAATAACCATTCTTTTTAATAATAGATGATACGTCAACATAAACTGCTTTTCTATAAATATAATTTAGATATGTATCTCCTTCGTGTGGCATTTTATTAAGATCGTTAAGAACTTGCTTTAATTTTTCATCATTAATTCTTTGATCGAGTGATAAATTGAATCCTCTATTAATAAATTTGCTTGTAATATTAATATTAGTATGAAATTTCTTTGTCCAATAATTTGATGTTAATGAATTTTTTAGAACGTCTGTAATATAATTAATATTGGGATGTTTATTTGTATAAAATTCATTTACTAATTTTATTGCCAAATAGTCTTTAGTTGTAAAATGTGCTGTAAATTGTTTTGCATATAAATGATAACTATCACTAGTAATATTAAATAATGGAATTACTAATTCCTTTTCTTTATATTGATATTGACTATTGAATAATTTCAAATAATAACTATCAATTAATACAACTTGAGATTTATGTACAGGATTATTAAGTAGCTTCATATTACTTTCAATTAACTCAAACTGCTGTGTAAATAATTTTAATTCTTTAATAGTTAATACATCTTTATAAATATATTCTCCTAATATTGCATTTGGTTTCAAACATATTACATAAATTTTATTAAAATTATAATAAAATTCTTTTTGATTTATGTCAATTAATTTCGCATATCCATTTTCTATAATTACTTTTTCTCTATTAAAAAAAGGATTCTTAATTGTATTATTACAAATTAAATGTTGTGATTCTAATTCATTGTCTGAATCTGAATCAGATAACTCTGCATCGATTCCATGGTCTAAATTGCTTAAGAGAGACATTTTTTATATATAAATATTTAATTAAGAAAGTAATATATAAATCAATTTTTTACGGAATATACTTGTATATATTCGCTATTGTACAATGTGTAATATATTCCATATCTATTAATCTACTTAATCTAGATTTAATATTTTTTTCATCAGGTATGAAAAATCCCCTCAACTCTCCTCTTAATATCATAATTAATCTTCCATAACTTATATTAATAAAATTTTTACATGTTTTCATAATTACAGAATCAATTAACATATCTTTATCATAATCAATATCTTTTTTAACTAAATCATTTATTATAATTGTTTGAGATGATTGTGTTAAATTTAATCTACGCTTATCTGTTTTATTCATAATATTTTGTGATATTGATATATTTTTATTTTCTTCTATAATAATATTATTAATTTTTAAAATATTAAGTATTTCTTCAACATCTTCAATATCTAATTTGGTACTTTCAATTATATTTTCAATCGTAAAAGACGTATTATTACCAATCACTTTTAATACACTATAATATGTAAGAGGCATTCTCATTTCTGTAATACCAATTGTAATATCTATAAAACTATCATTGTTTGATATTTTTAATTCTCGTTTCTCATATTTTGATTTATAATAGGTTGTTACAATACGATTATACACGTCAACATCATCTGCCAATATTGCATTTTCTTTAAACTTAACTTGATTATTTTCATTCCAGAAAATATTTGAAGATATAAATACATCTAATTTATTAATATTATAATTCGTCTTCATTTGTGAAATATTATTTACTACGTCTGGATTTTTAAATGTTATATTTAATTTACTAATTTCACTATTCATATGTTCTGACAAATATACATCATCTAGTGAATTTTTAATAGCATCCAAATGTTTTTTAAATATAGTATTATCAAATTCTTTTAGTAAATATTCAAATACTTTATTTTCAAAATTATAATTAAGTTTATGTGTAACACGCTTTTGAAGATGGTATTTATAATATGATAGAAATTCTAATTTATTAGGCATCACCCTTTCGTAATATTTTATGATATTAAAGATATTGATTATAGAATCAGTATTTATCCAATAATATAATGTTGCACAAAAATAATTAGATATTGAATTTAATTTATCTAATACCTCTTCATTATAAGTTTCAATTATTGGCTTAATTATGGTACCATGTTTATTATATACGATGTTACTAATTTTAATAATATTTAAAAGATTCTTTGCAAGACATGGTGTCTTAAATTCAAGCATTGAATAATTCTTCTTCAAGTTTGAAAATAATTCAAAATGTAATTCTAGAATTGAGTCATTATCAAAATTGTCAATAAGTTTATCATTTTTAAATAATTTATTATAATATGGTTTATTTAATAGATCGTCGTAAAATGATGTTCCTTTTACTCTAATAAAATGTAATATTATTTTATTGAATGAACTGATATTCTTAATTAATGTTTGTTTTAATGCATTTGTGTTATCTATTTTAGTAATATGATCTATTAACTTATTAAAGTTTAACATAAATTTTATTAATTCAATTTCTTTATCATTCTCTTTAATTTTATCAATATGTTTATTAAATATATTGGCATAAACTTCTAAGAAATAGGAATTGCATTTTAAATTTAATGATAAAAATATTTTATGAAAATTTGACATTTTGCCATCTAATAGAAATTCATTAATTTCATTTGATAATTTATTCTCGAATGTTTTTAAATATTTAGTCATATAATTAATAATAAGTGTATTTAATACATCTTGACAATCTTTTTTATAAAAATTATATTTTAAGTTTTCAATATCATTATATACTTCAAAAATATCATTTTCAGATTTAATATTATTAAATTTAAAATCATCTAATTTAAAATTATTTTGATACGATTCTTCATAACAAATCCAATAATTATAATATGCAGAAACTGGATTTTTTCGCACAGGTATTTGGATTATTTCTGATATCATCTTTATTACATATAGTAATTTATAGTTAATATAATCATTTTTCAATTATTTTATAAAAATTGATAATATTTATTTAAAGATAATAACATATATTACTAATAAAATGACTGATGTTTTTATTAGTAATATTCACACCATTTTAGATGATGCACATTTCTTCGAAGGTGAGCTAAAGGTTGGGTTTCTAAAAAATAATATATTTAATTATAATATTCAGGATAATATATATTTTGGATTTAAAAACTTTATAAGTAAAAATAATACTGCTACAAATATTAAACAAACTGTTTATTCTTATTATGATCTAATGTTAATTTCAAAAGATGAAAATTCTCATGTATGTTTTAAATTAAATGATTCAAAAATGGATTATATTTCGCCATTGCCAAATAAATTATCTCTACGATTTAAATTAAATAATTCAAATATAATTGATAATATTTATTTTCCATGTATTGATAATTATGATAATTATGAAGAACAAGAAATTGATAGATATAGTATTAAATTTAAAAATTCAATAATTAATATTGATTTTATAAATACACAAAATAATATTAAAAGTATTATTTTTAAATTTAAAGTAGATGATAAGAATTTTGATAATTTTAAATATAATTTATCATTTGTATTATCAAAATTATATCGCACTAATATTAATTTATAAAATAAATAATTTTAATCCAAAATATATTGATATTAATAATATACCTTGAACTAAAATATTCATCAATGTATTATCACCTTCAATTGTACATAAGTTTGGAATATATGATCCTAATATATTTTGTATAGTTGGATGAGATACTGCAATAAATAAAACCAAAATAATTAAAGGTTCTTTAAATAATTCCATCATAGAATTATTTTTTTTCACCGTTTTTTCGATTTCTTGATTATTTTCAGTTGTTTCTTGTGATTGCTGCATTTGTTGTAATTGTTGCATTTGTTGCAACTGTTGTAGCTGTTGCATTTGTATTTGTTGTAAATTATTTAGTTGATCTGATGACATATATTCAGTATCTTTACCTTCATCTAATTCATTCTGAATATTTGAACTTAGCTCTTGCATGTTATTTAAATCAGAAATGTTTGTAGACATATTGTTTTCCATTATTTAATAAATTAAAATAATATATTAAATAATACGAATAAATTTAGATGTTTTTATTTATATTTTGCCCAGATAGGCCAGCCTTTGAAAATCGATTCTATAAGTGATTAAGTTATCTATTGGTATTTCAAAATATAATTCTAAATATTTTATTATTATAAATTATTTCATATCAAGTCTACTTTTCAAAATTTGATATTTTGTTTTTTCCTTATTTTGAATTTGAGCTATATCTTCTGTTTGTGGTGATAATAGATTCCATACTTTTAATATATCTATAATATCTTCTACTAATAATTCATAAAATGAATTATCATTAAACGGACTATATATAATTCCATCGCCTTTTATAATTCCATGTAAAAGTCTACTAAATGGTTCATTCACATCATCGTCCGATTTTGAATTAAATATAAATTGCAGATTAAATTTTAAATAATCATGATATTTGAATCCATAATCTTGGTGCTTTATAATATTAGGAGTATCATGGCATCTTACCCAATTATTAAATGGATCAACTATATCATATTTATTATTAAAATATATTTGTTTAAATTTATTTTTTGAGTCTACATACACTCCAGTATGATATTTATTATTCATCAATAAATTAATAACATCTGTCATTTGTGTATCTATAACTAGATCATCTTCAGGATTATCAATTGAAATATATGTTTTAAATAATACTGCATTGCCGTGAATTAATTCTTTATCAAATGTTAATAATGAAGCGATCATATTATTTTTAATAGAGTCTAATTTATCTTCATGATGTGGCATTTTATACATTACTTGATATGTATAATCTTTACACTCATAACAGTCTTTAACATCTCCATAATGATCAGAATCTAATCCAATAAATTTAACAATTTCTTCCATAAATATTTCGTTATTAACAGATAAACTTTTACAGTGTTCTTTTAAAAGAGTTCCAGTTTCTTCAATATTTACATAATTACTTTTTAGTTTTAATATATTTTTTTCTTCTTTTGTATAATTTGGCGTTTTTTGATTTTTAATTGTATTTATATCAAAATCATTTGCATCAATTAGTATTATTTCGAATTTATTCATTATATGTAATAAATAAATTTGGTTTTAAATCTTTACTTAATTAATTTTATTCCATTATCAATTAAATAATCATGTATGTCTTTAATATAGTAATTTTCTAATATTTTTACTGACTGACTTGATACAAACTTTATTCCTTTACCATTTTCATGATGATAAAAATCATCTTTAGATACTTTGTATAAATAACATTCTTTTTTTAATTGATTAAATCCACCCTTTTTTTGTTGTTTAATAAAGCCATTATTATTTTTAAAGCCTTTTCTTATATTATCACAATTCATACAAGATACTGCTGCAACCCAAGGCACCGAATATGCAACAATTCGATCGGCATCCATCTTAATAACTTTCGTTTTTTTGTCTCTAGATGCATAATATAGATCATTAATTTTATCAATATTTAAGTCAATATTATTGTTAATTATTTTAATAATTGATGTTATAGATTTAAGTTCATAACAATTTTTCTTGTATATATTTAATAAATTTTCACGTTTTTTTATTAAAAAGTCAATTTCTAAATATTCAAGAGGGAAAGTCCCCTCAATTATTTCATTACGATGATTATCAAGATTAGTTTCAATAACTGATTTTGCATTTTCAGCTAAATCTAATCTTATAAAAAATTTTAGTTTGCAGTCAATTTTTACATATATGCGAGAGTGTTTAAAATGCGTATTCAGTCCTATTAAAATAATTTGTTTTTTTTTAATTTTATTAATTTCTTTTTCTAATATTAATTTAAATTTATTTTTCCAATATTCGGACATTTTTTTTTCTATTTCTTTATATTTTTTCATATTTGTTTTATCACTTCCTTTTAATTTACTTTTTTGAAAATATTCTTCATATTTCTGATACATTATGTTCATATTTTTATCATTAATTATTTTCTGGGTAATCTTATCTAAATCTAGAATTTCAAAATTAAAATTTTTACCTTGTAATATATCTATAATTTTATCCTTAATCTTATTATTTAATCCAACTATATGACAAAATACATTTTCCATTTATAAATAACTAAGATATTTAATAATGATAACTTAATAATGAACATTTAATTATTTTTGGTACTAATTTATAACATTTAGAATTGTATCTAAATATTTTTTTACAAATATCTTTTGAGTTCGGCCCATGGTATTTATCTTTATTAATAAATAAATATGAGACTATAATACCAATCGATAATCCAAATAATATATTAAATATCAAATTAATCATATAATATATAAAGTTTTTTATTATCTTTATTATATTTATATGAATCAAAATATTTGCTTTAATCAAACTGCTTTCTTAAGTGCTATCATAATAGTTACAGTTATCATTTTATTATATAATCATTTATTTAACAAATGCCCAGTATGTAAACCAATAATTATTAATAAAAATAATGATTCTAACACAACAGAAGAAAAAACAAAAGAACACAGGGAAGATAATATATTAGTGTCTGATAGATATAATAACAATAATAACTCAATTGTTGATAAACTTATTGATTATAGAGATAGAAGTGCAGTAACTGATCCATTGCACCCTCCACATAGAAGACTCCCTAGACATATTTATCCAACAGATGTCAAAGACTATATTTTTGAAACGCCTACACGCGGTTATCCTGATAATTATCATTATTATGGAAATTTAATTAGACGCAATGATGATAAAATTGTAAAATTATTTGGGCGTCAAACATATCCTGGTAGTAATAAATACGAATATTATGGACTTACCTCTGATAGTGTAGGAGGATCAGAGGTAAAAATTCCTATTAATGTTAATGGAGATAAAGAATTATATGATAAAGATCAGATTGATATTGATTTTTTAGATACAGATAAAGGAAATTTCATTTTGTACATGAATGATTATGATAGACCAAGATATAATCCATTTGTAATAAATTAATATTATATATAAACTTTAATTATATAATATCAACATTTAATAAATTTTAATATTATATAAATAGATATAATCAGTCCCCCCTCCTCCACCCGCCGGAGGAGCAGCAATAAACCAATCTTTTTTTGACAAATAAAAGCTTAAATATGTTAAAATATCTAGTTCAATTTCATTCTCATATATAATTTTTGAATTAATCAATAATGATTTTAAAAATTTATTTGAATTTTCTTTATGTTCTACCTTATTATTTAGAACCGACTCATTTAATACAATATCTAATCCATATTTTAATATATTTTTACTAATATAAGTCATATTTTTGGAAGACTCTTCTTTAGCCCATCCCCATATCCACAAACCTTTTCGGGTTGGTCCTTCATCAGTTTTAAACCCCATGTATTCATAATTTGCTTCCAATTTAGTATTATTTTTATCATCATAAAATCTAATAACTCGCTTTGTGAGATCATTATCTGATGTATCTTCTTCATATCTTACAGTACCTTTTATTATATGATCATACAACTCTGATTTCTCATCATAATACTTATATGCATTTTTAATTAAATTTTCATAATTCATATAAATTAATTATATATTTAATATATATAATTAATGCATATTAAACAATTTTATACATTTTTAAAAGATAATCAAATAGTAGCGACGGCGGTTGCTACTATTTTTAGTAAAATTATATCTGATTTAAGTTATTCATTCGTTGATAATATTTTACTGCCTGTTATAAATATTGACATGGACAACGATGGCAAGTCTGATATTGAAAATATTAAGAATAAAATCTTTAAGTTCCGCGGAATCCATCTAAAAATTGGTTTATTTATGATTGAAATATTAAAATTTATTATCATCCTATTTATCCTATTTCTTTTGAGTAAATATAAATAAATATAAATAAATCAATACTAATTTATTTATAATTTATTAATCTATAGTTAATAACTCCAAATTATCAGGTAGATCAATTGTTGTTTCTTCTGATCCACCATAAAGTTCGTGTTCGCTTTCGTGTTCGCTACATGTTTTACCAGATTGTTTTACAGATACAATTTCTAGATTCAATGGTAAATCAACACTTGTTTCTAAACCTATATCAGATTTTTTTGTCTGTTTTAAAAATATATTATCTATATTACTACCTCCAACATGGCCATATATGTTTTCTTCAGCATCAGTTGTTGGTACAGTATTTGTTACTGATACTATTTCTAAATCATTTGGCAACTCAATTGATGATTCTGTAAATTTAGAATCACTTTCTGTCACAGGACTTGCCACTGTAAGTACTTCAAAGCTTGATGGCAACTGAATGGATGATTCTGTAAAATTAGAATCACTTTCTGTCACAGGACTTTCATCTGTTAATACATCGAAATTCTCTGGCAATTGTATTGTAGTCTCTGTTAATCCAGTTGATGTAGCTGATCCAGTTGATGCAGCTCCTCCAAAACTAACAATTTCTAATTCATTTGGCATATCTATTGATGTCGAAATATTATTTTTGTTATTTCTAGGAATATTCCTAATAAAAAGATTATCAATTGTTTTATTATTTCCTCCAGATTGGCATGGAGGTTGTGTATTTATAATTTCGAGACTAGATGGACGTGCTTCCGTAGATTCAGATGCTGTGCCTAGCTCTTTAGCCACATCTAACTCTTTAACCACATCTATAATTTCGAAATTTGTCGGCAAAGCAGCAGTTGTTTCTGAATTAACTTCACCATTCGTCTGAATGGTATCACCTACTTGAACATTATTCTCAACACTAGTAACTGTCTCGGGTTGAGAAACACCACCACTTTGAATATCATCATCATTATTATCTGATTGTTTATCAGAATGAAATAATTTTAAAAATCCACCATTTACATTATCCTGTGAAACATTTAAGAATGGATTTTTTTTATTATTATTAAGAATTTTTGATACGTCCACGCTAGGACTAAATTCTCTTGCGGAATTACTTGCAGAATCAATCATATAAATTGGCGGGAATCCTCCTTTTATATTATTTGCTCCTCCTTTTAAAAAATCATTAAAGTCACTATCAGTAGCACTAGATATGGATTTTTCATTATTATATTCTTTAATGAAATCAATATAACTTTCCATTATATTATATGAAGATATAATATACCTATTATATTCTTTAATGAAATCAATATAACTTTCCATTATATTATATGAAGATATAATATACCATAAATATTAAATATTTAAAATATAATTATTAATTTATCTTTCTTATCAGAAATTATTTTTATATTATTTTCTATATTATTTTTATTTACTACTTCATCTGATAATAATTTATCTTTATTCGACATATCCTTATTTGATATGTCATTATCTGAATTATCACAGATCCATTTTTTTTTATTAACACATGTATCATTTTCCAAAATTTCCAAATCTAAAGTTTTTTTTGAATTAATCTTTATTATATGATTTATATTACAACATTTACCTTTATTCTCGCATGTATATTTTAAATATTCATTGTCTTTTACATCACCTATAAAATTTAAATATAATAATCGATGTAATGCATGTTTTTTACCATTGAAAAAAAAATTAATATAATTTACATTAGTACTACTAATATATGTAATATAACCTTGCCATATTACACATTTGTCTTCGAAAAGACTCCCTTCTATATTTCTACTAATTCGCTGTAGACTTTTAACATCTAGCTTTTTTTCATTATTAACGTGTTGATTCTGGTTATTAACTAACTCGACTAAAATCTTGTTCTTAGATATTTTACCCATTTAAATAAACGCAGAATTTATTTAAAAAGGGTATAAAAATTTAATAATATATTGATTTAATTTTTGAAGGTTTATTGGAGCCAAAATTGAATTCTAACATAATTACTATACTTTTTTTAGTAAATTTAATATCTTTATATTTAGATATATTTTTTATCTTTTCTATTTTTTTATCCTCTATTACACTACCTTTGTCTAATATATATATTATTTCATCATAGTTATTTACGACCATGATAGATATTTCGTATAATTTTGATAATATTAATAATTCTATTATGCCATTATAAATTAGATTATCTTTAGTGGATAAATCTTGAATATAATTATCAATTGATATATTTAAATATTGTTTAATATTCATATCAATATATTCATCATTACTATTATCTGTTAAAAAATCAATTATATTACCTCTAAAATAATTTGATAAATCTGTTTGTAAAACATCCCAGTATCCTAAATTTCTGAATTCTGTTTGATATAAATTGTTACTAATCCAATAATAACAATTTGTAAATGCTCTTAATATTGTATTATTATTTAAAATTATATTTTGTGCACTAAAATCTCCCAGTATTTCTAATTGATTTTCATTATTTTCTTCTTCAATTGTTTTACCTATTTTATAAAATTTTCTTTTTCCAATTATAGGAATATTATCTTCACCGAATATTTGACTTAAAATCTTATTAATATTTGGAATATCACTTTTAATTATTTCTTCATCATCTCTTTGTGTAAAATTATCAAAATCGACAATATCACTCACATAATAGTTGTCAATTGATAAAATTTCTTTTGACTTCATCTCATCCTTTACTAATTCTTGAATTATTTTATTTACATAAATAATTGCCTTATCTTTTGGTATTATCATCTTACAAGTATTCGTTTTCCATTTACAATGATTTGATCCAGCACACATATCTTTACTGATATGTGTATTACATAAATCACGCTTGTTTTTAATTTTATATTTATTATAATTAATATCTTTATCCCCTATCTCTATAAATTGCGTACTGTTCCCACCAGTTTGAACTAAATTATATAATTCAGTATCTATATTTTTAAATAATACCTTTTTTAATAATACCTTTTTATCATGTATCGTTATTTTATTATTAATTAATATTTTTAATATTTTATCTTTTATCTTATCATTCAAACTCAAATAGTTACTTAATTCTAATCTAAATAATTCATAACTTTCCTTATCATATGCTTTTAATTTGATGTTTTCTATTCTATCATCTACCATATTTTCTTTATTTTTAATGTATTGATCTATAATGTCCTCTTCTGATATATTTTTCTTTTTAAATTCTTTTTTATTAAAAAGTTTAGCTATTTTAATAATTTCATTTTCATGTATTACTTCAGGAGTAATACGTAATTCAATATCATTATTCAACAAAAATGCAACAATTTTATATGTATTATCTTTTTTATCTGTGTATAAAAATCCAATTGGTTTCATATCAGTGTCTATTTTTGAATCAATATCTAATAAATTATTTATTGTTATTTTAATACTCTTAATATTATCTAATACTTTATTTTTTATCGGAATATTATATATTGTTCCAGATGGGAATATTGGTAAAACAATGTCATTATTTAATATAATATATCTACACTTATTGCGTAAATCAACTACTTGTTGTTTAATATGATATTCTTTATTTAATTTTAATAATTGATTATTTATTATTTTACAACTATATTGTATACCTTTATTAAATTTACTGGTTGATTCTCTATTACAACCTAATTTATAGAATTCAACACATTTATCTATATTTTTATCTTTTTTAAATATTCTGTTAATTGTTACCTCTTCATCTAAATTTTGTTTATTAATTACAAAAATTGGATAAAATATCTTATTATCTTTTAATAAAATGATATTATCTCGAGTTTCATCGTATTTATATAGATTGTCGTCATAATTGGTACATAATAAGTTATAATCGTCAATTATTTTTTTCTTTTCTAATGTTTTTTTAATTACTACTGATTTTTTTTCAAAAATAAAAAAATTAATACCATTATTTGATAGGACTCCTGGTTTAGATATAAAATCACCTAGTACATCATATTCTAAATAATTATTATTTTTAATAAATTCAATATATAAATCTCTTGATTTAAATTGTGTTTTTATATTTCCAGAATCTAAACTTGTAAATAAAATATCTTTATTATCCTTTTCTAATATATCAATTAACTTCTTTTTTATATTATCTGCATCAATATCATAAATATTACTAAGTGCTTCAATAAATGGATGTAATGATGATTTTACTCCATATTTAAAAAAATAATAAGGGATAGTATTCACTAAATAATGATTTTTAATATTAATTTTATTTTTATCTATTTTATTTAAAAAATTGTCTAATATGTCTGGTAACATCCCAAATCTACCTTCTTGAATTTTATTAGTATCCTGTAATATATATATTTTATCTGTTTGTATTTTCTTTTTTGAATATTCAATATCTTTAATTTTACCCATGCATTTCAGATAATAATTTTTCTTGTCTCGATTATTTGATTCCAATGGATTTTTCTTAAAACAACAAGGCATGCATAAATCACTAGGATTTTTACTTCTTGACAAAAATCCTACATATGTATATTCTTTATTCTCCGCAGGATCACATACATAATAGAATTTATTACCCTTATCTTTTAAATTCATTAATTCCGCTGCTTTTAAAGTAACCATCTTTTTCCCAATTTTTATACTTTTCTCATAATCTTTTGTTTGATCATTATATTTATACCCCTTAACTAATAATTCATCTATTGAACTATAAACATATTGCTGTGGCTGACGTCTTTTTGTACCACTATTTTGACACGATCTCGTCCAATGACTTTCACCTTCCTCTGGTTTATACCCCAATCTATCAGAATCAAATTTAGTTAATTGTTTAACTGTTTTTACTTCAATATCTTCTAAATCTATTATATTATCAACCTTATTACGTCTTTTCGCAATATTTACAAGATCTTTTAATTTATCTTTTAATTTTTGCATATCCTTATTTTTTTCTAAATAAGTTTGAATATATAAATATATCATAACATTCATGAATTTTATAATTCTACTTAATTGATCCTTATTTCTGGCACCTGAAATCCTGATTTTATAATTCAGTCGTGATTTGCCTTGTATATCTATTCCAATTCCTGGATTATTATATTTTGGAGCTGATTCTAATCTTTTTAATATTTTTCTTGATTTTTTAATAATAGGATATTTTTTTTTGACATTTTCAATTTTATTATTTGCTTCTGTATTTGTAATATTAAATTGTTTCGCTATTTCTTTTACTAAAGAGATATCAGTATACTCATAATTTTTCATAAAATAAACAATCCTATGCTCTATTTTTGATTCATTCTCATATTTACTTACTCTTTTATATCGTAAATATGTACCATATTTACTTTTAGGATTAACTATCGCTTGTTTAGATCCTCTTTTTCTAGGTTCAATTACCAACGATATATATGGATAAAAAAATCTACTAAAATCTGATAAATCATTATGATTAATTGATTTTTTACCATCAAATTCAAACTTTTGAATTGAATTTATAAAAGCAAAAACGAAGTCTTCATCCTTTGGCATCTCGATTTTTAATTTTGTATTTTCTGAATTTATTTTAATAACTAAATTCTTAATATAAACATATGTTTTTTTAATGTCATCAACTGTCGCTTTATCATCTTCCTTCCATTGGATTTTATATTCTAATCTACCATTCTCATTTAAACTTAATGCAATATATTTATTAGTTGATCCACCTTTTTGTTCAGCTCTTATTTTAAATGATATGCCATAAGGTGAATTTTCAAACCATTTTGCCATAATTGCGGACTTATCATTCTCATTCACTTTTGTATCAAACTTATATATCATTTTACCATCTAATAATTGATATTGTAAAAATGGGTAGTCTTTTGTCATTATAAAATTATCAAAAATCCTAAATAAATCCAATATTGGGCTATTAAAAGTATTTGTATGAGCAACATATGAATGAATAACAGAATGTGTTATATAATTATCTTGAAACATTCCCTGGATCTCATTTTTATTAAAATCTACTAATTCTACTGTCTTAATTATCTCATTCTCTAAAATTAAATCATTATTCATTGTCTGAAATATATTTTTCATTTGAGTGATCTCGTATTTTCTATTTTGTTCATCCTTAATATTCAAATAATTAATAATTTGTTTAAAATCATCTGAAGTTATATGAAAAAAATATATTTTTATATAAATTTCATATAAATTTTTTAGTTTATCAGGATGAGCCAAATAATTCATACCAAGTTCATTAAAAATATCTATTACATAAATTTCATTATTTTGGATATATTTATCATAATCTTCTAATAATTTAAATTCATCTTCTTCTCTTCTTATTCTTGAACCATATTTTCTCATATCCTGTTTTAAATTTTTTAAATTACCTTTAAGTTCTTCATAAATTCTAATATTATCATTTGGCTCAATTTCTATCTTTAACATTTCACTACGTTTAATCCATTTCTGTCCCAACATAATAGAGTCTGATTTACTTTTATTATCAATCTGATCTGTAAATTGATATTTACTCCACATATATAATCTAGATGGTGTCAAATATGCTTTGTGTTTTGTATCACCACTTGTTTCGAATATACTATTTAATTTAATTGAACAACATACCTTCTCCTTTAATTTCTTAATTGTATCATCCTTGAATATATACTGTTCAAACACATAATGTTTAAAAAATACATTTTTTAAAGAATCATCATACATAATATCATTCTTATTATCTGGAAAATCTAATAATATCTTTTTTGATGTTATGTTTTTCTCATCACTTTTCATTGCTTGATCTATTAATTTAGATGTTGTTTTTACATTTTCATCTATATCTACTTCCTGATACATATTCTCTAATTCTTCTAAATCAAACTCATCTATATCATCAAATTCTAACTTTTGATCCATTGATATAGCTTCACCGTCGTCTTCACCCCCCTTATCTCCATTATCCCCATCGTCGTCACCATCGTCGTCGTCTCCCCCGGCTTGTAAGTTATCATTTAATATAT